TGAACGGGCTGTGCGAGAAGACGGGGTGCGTGAACCAGGCGGTGGTCGCCATCAATGGGGAGCGCTACTGCGCTGACCACCTGGATATCGGCTTCGCGCAGGTCCAGGAGATCGCCCAGAAGGCGAAGCGAGTGATGGGACCGGAGGAGAGTGAACAGTGACTGTCCTCATCGTCATCATCCTCTCCGCGATCTGTGGGTGCATCGCCGGCTACATCGCCTGCTACATCGGCACCTGGGCCAAGCTGCACCGCCAGGAGTCCGCGATCCGCGCCCTGGTCAACGATGTCGCGGTGATGCGGGACCTGGACGGTGAGCAGCTGCCCGGGGAGTGGGTTCAGATGCAGCTGGAGTCGATGCTCACCTGGGAGGAGTTCGCGTGACCAGTGACCCCGACTCCAAGCCGTCATCGTTCGGCGCCCTGCCGCTGCAGAGTGAGGACGGGGTGCCACATCTGGCCTACTACGACAAGGAGACGCTGCTCTCCTTCATCTGGGACGGCCACAGCGATGAGATCCAGATCTGCAAGGGCGGCTATGGCGAGCCCGTGTGGGACACGATCTCGCTGGACGGTGCCGAGGATCCCGGTCCCATGCCCATCGCCAGCTGGGTCTACTGGTTCGGCGCCACCTGCAAGAAGTACGTCGAGGTCTACAAGGAGCTCTCTTGAGGATGGTGGTCGACGCTGTGGGTCTGTTCATCACCGCGATCCTGGCGATCGCAGTGTGGATCACGATCCGCAACATGATCCGCGACGTGAAAGGAATGAGAAGAGATGAGTGAACCCCATCCGCTGATGATGCTGCTGCTCGGCGGTACCTCCTTCGTGGGCCCGTCCGAGGCCTTCGAGGATCGGATCCAACCGATTCAGGCCCAGCTCGACTTCGGGCCCGGCAGCCACGCCATCCTGGCCATGGCGAACACCCCACTGGAGCGTGACTTCGTGATCGCCAAGGGTGTTGATCCGGCAAAGCATGCTGAGGAGTTCCCGGACTGGGAGGAACGGATGGCCGGCCTGGCCGGCTCCGGTTGGGCCTCCCACGTGCTGTGTCAGCTGTTCTCGCGAGTGGACCCCGAGCTCACGATCGGCTGGGTCAGCAGGCTCAAGCTGTTCCCGATCAGCTCCTACCGGTACCGAGAGGCGCGCAAGTGGCTCACCGAGGGCTTCCCCGAGGAGCTGCCGGAGTGGGTCGAGCAGACCTACTTGAAGTGGACCGATGAGCTGGCCAAGCAGGCGCCGGACACGGTGCCTCGCATCATTGCGTGCCCGGCCTGCCAGGGCCGGCACGTGATCATCGAGGTGGTCCGACAGATCACCTACACCGCGAAGGTCGGTCTGGTGACCCTCGACGACCAGGACCACTACGTCCCGGTCAGCGATGTCGAGGAGGAATCAGAGCACCAGGCGCGACTCCGTTGTGAGGACTGCGATCAGATCGGTGATCTGACCGACGAGGAGTGGAACTTCCCCAACCTCACCAACTGACCTGGACTGTTGTGTATGAAATGTGATACAATAGTCCTGTGCTGGCGTAAGCATGCCCGCACGCAAGCCCCGTAGCCCAGATGGCTGCGGGGCTTTTTGCATGTCCGCACCACGGCGTGGTGGAGGAGTGGCACTCCCAGGACAGCAGTCGAAACCACATGAAAGGAATCACAACAATGGCTACTGCCGTTGTCTCCCCGGATGTTGAGGTGGCGGTTCGTCCGGCCTCCAGCATCCCCACCGCCGAGGGCTTCTGGGCCCGCGTCGGAACCCGCCTCAGCAACTGGGGGCAGAAGATCAAGGCCGGCCTGAAGCGGGTCGGCAACTGGTTCGTGCGCGCCCTGCAGTGGTCGCGCGACAAGATCGTCAGCGGTGCCAAGTGGGTGTGGAACCTCGCCCCGGTCCGCTGGACGGTGGCTCAGGCCCGCAGCTTCGGCGGCTGGCTCCGGCACGGTGTCTGGCGTGGGCCGGTGCCGTGGGTGCTCGGTGGTGGCGTCGTCGGCGCTGTCATGCCGCCGTTGTTCATGATCGGCGCGATGACCGCGGTCACCGCCGCTCTGGTCATCCTGTTCTGGCGTGCCCGTCGGCCCGTGGCGCTCGCGTCGCCGGCGACGGAGGGCCGCCTGTCGATCCCGACCCAGGGTGAGAGCTACGAGTCCACGCTGGACATCGACCTCAGCTCGGACGAGACCATCGAGTCTCGGTACGAGTACCTGGAGAGCCTGCAGAACACGGCTTCGGCTGAGGAGGACGTGGACCTGTTCTCCGACCTCACCGGTCGGCTGTTCCTGCTCCAGGTGCGCAGCGGGAACGGGGGCAAGGTCACCAAGAACGCCTCGGTGCCCGACATCTACCGGGCCTGCAAGGCCTCCGCGCTGCGGACGGAGCCGAACGAGGAGATGTGGTCGCTCAGCGCCATGCGACAGGGCGTCGAGCGTGAGGCCCAGCGTCTCAAGGACGTGGCTCAGCTCAAGGCCGCGCTGATCTCGGCCAAGTAGTACCTGCATCACCACCAAGGAGGGGGAGGAGCCGCTGGGGGGCGGCTCCTCTCCCTTCTGTCATGAGATTCACATCAAGGAAAGGACGATGACCATGGCCAACATGAAGCAGGGGGTGCGTGAAGCCAGATTCGTCTTCGAGACCGAAGCCGGCAACTTCACGCGCACCGACATCCACTGGATGGATCGCGTCTCCAACGCGATCGCCCAGGTGAAGAACGCCAACTTCGCCCTGGAGTTCCTTGACGAAAAGGGTCGAGTGCTCCGCAAGGTCGAGTTCGGCGAGCCGTCACCGGAGATGAAGCAGCTCGTCGAGTACGAGTTCGGTGACGAGCAGGTGGGGGCATGACCAGGCGCGCGCCGCAGGACGGCGCGTTCAACAAGGCGGTCCGGGTAGAGATCCAGGGACCTGTGGGCGAGCGGATCGTCTTCTTCGACCATCACAACGAGGTCAGGGAGGCGATCTACCGCAGTGAGTTCCAGTCCGGGGAGCTGCGCCGCGTTCGGGAGCGCCTTGAAGAGCAGGGCGTGCTCAAGGGCGTGGCCTATATCTCCGCCCATCACCTGGGTCTCGGCGGACCCCGGACGACGGTCGTGGAGTACCTGCCCGACCGCAGCTTCCACTTCATCCTGTACACGCCACCGCAGACGAGCTGGACAACCAGGACTGACGACTTTGAGAGCGTCCAGGAGCAGTACCAGGCGCTCTTCTCTGAAGCCAACGGAGAGGAGAACGACACGTAGGACCCATACAGAACCAGTTCTAGATACCCCGACTGGAAAGGTTCGACATTGCCCATCTATCGGGCTCGCATCGTGGTGGATGCCGTCTATGAGGCGAAGAAACCACTCAGCGCGCCCCTACTGCAGAGGCTCGGCCAGCGCACCCAGACCTACATCCGGGTGGCTGCGTTCGAGGGCCTCGAAGATCGCGCCAAGCTCCTGCTGGAGGACCAGTACAAGCACGTGCGCGTGCACCACCATGACGCCCGCTACGACCGGTGCCGTCCAGATGTAGAAGCATCCGCTGATCAACTTGGTCCAATCGAGTAGAGAGACCCCATCTAGTGACCAACACAGCAGAAGAGAGCATGTGGACCGACAAGACGAACAAGGGCGTGGTGAAGAAGGCCAATGACTTCCTCCGGGATGTCGCGGGGGGCCGGATCACCATCGAGTCCGCGTTCGAGTACAGGGAGGACGACGGCATCCGCATCGCGCTGCCGTCCAAGCCCACCAAGATGAGCCTGAAGAAGGCAGCGAACATGCTGCTGGCGCAGGCCGAGGCCGAAGAGGCCATGCACGAGTTCACCAAGGAGTTCGAGTGCCGGCCGCTCGACGGCGCCTACGCCTTCAACAAGGTGCTGAAGGACGTGTTCGGCATGACGGCGATCGGCAAGGAGATCCGGTCGTTCTTCGGGGGTCAGCTCCCCGAGCTCCGTACGGTGAAGATCTCTCCGACCGAGGAGGTGCAGGTGCCCTTCGGGCTTCTGAACTTCCCACCGCTGGGGGCGCAGTTCTACCTCCAGGAGCGTCAGGACGACGACTACGGGATGGCCTTCCAGGTCTACGTCATGGCGAAGAAGAAGTTCGAGGTGGAGATCCGCGGCCTGCTGATGCTGGTCGAGGCCTACATCCGGGAGAACTCGATCTACCGGAACAAGGCCCTGATCGGTGTCGGTCGAATCGTGTCCGGCACCTACAAGGAGCCGGAGTTCTTCAACCCGTACATCGTGGACCGCGAGAAGGTGGTGTACTCCACCGATGTCGCGGAGGCACTGGAAGATGAGGTATGGGGTCACATCTGGTGCACCGAACTGCTCCGGCAGAACGGCAACGAGATCGGGAACAAGGTCCTGCTCCACGGTGAGAACGGCACCGGCAAGACGCTGGCCGCCGCGGTCACCGCTCAGCACTGCCTGGAGCACGAGTGGTCGTTCATCCAGGCTCGCTGGGACGAGGACCTCAAGCATGTCCTGCGGTTCGCCGAGCTCCTCGGCACGCCGACGGTCCTGGTGATCGAGGACATGGAGAAGCTGATCAGTCAGAACCCGCAGAAGATGGACCAGCTCCTGGAGCAGTTCGACGGCATGCGGACCAAGGGTCGTGAGGTGCTCCTGCTCATGACCTCCAACCACGTCGGAGAACTGCCCAAGGCGATGACGCGAGCCGGCCGGATCAACCGGATGGTCTACGTCAGCGACCTGGACAAGGCTGGCGTGGAGCGGCTGATCAACGTGCTCATCCCGGAGGAGCAGCGTGAGGAGCTCGACTACGAGCAACTGCACACCGCCTACGAGGGCTACGCTCCCTCGTGGATCGTGCAGGCGCTCAAGGGCGTCTCCAAGCAGTCGGTGATCCGGACTCGCGAGCTGGGTCAACCGCTGGCTACCGAGGACTTCGTGCGCTGTGCCAACGCTCTGCGTCCGGCATGGCAGCTGCACACCGAGTCCGAGGACCGGCCCAAGAAGCCGGAGCCTCTGGAGGCGCAGTTCCGCGTCCTGATCGCGGACGAGCTGCAGCGCCACTTCGTGGACGTGGGGGACACGGGGGAGATCCTGGTCCGCGAGTAGTTCCAAAGCCCCCCGGAGGGATGGCGTGGTCGACGTGAGTGCCGGTCACGTCACCCTCCGGGGTTCTCCGCACATGAAAGGGATGACATGGACATAACCGAGGCCTTCACCCAGGGGGCCATCGAGACGACCGGCGTCGATGTCGGTGGTCACGAGGAGAATGAGCTGCGGGAGGTGATCCAACACCTGCTGAAGCTCCAGGAGATCGAGATGACCCGCGAGGAGGAGAACATCTGCGTGCTCTGCTTCGTAGCCGGCCGGGCCTACCAGGAGGACCTGGAGACCCCGGTGATGATGACCCGCGCGCTGAAGAACGAGTTCCTGGAGTTCCTCCTGCAGAGGGGGCCCGCATGAGCACCGATCTGGTCGACCAGGTCAAAACAGCGTTCGCCAAGACCCGGACGCAGCAGGAAGGCACCCCGGGTCCGATCCAGGTGCTGCGTAGCGGTGACGATGAGCTGTGTCCCGGCTTCAACGGGATGCGTCACCACTACGACGAGAAGCTGCACGTGCTGGTGCGTAGGGCCTACCGGCACTTCGCCGGGTCCACCCTGCCTTCGGCCGGTGACGACCTGCTGGCCAAGACCGGGGAGTTCCTGGTCGACCGGATGATCGCCATGTGCATGTTGGTCTTCTCCGACGGCGTGCTGATCGGGCATCACGACGACCACCTGGTCAAGATGTGCATGCACTTCGGCAACGTGGAGCACCTGTTCCACGACGACGACTTCCGGGCCAAGTCCAAGACCATGGGCGATGGGTTCGCCGAGGACCCGGCGGTGCTGGAGTTCTTCACCGACTACGTCGTCGGCGGGCTGTCCCACATCTCGCACATCACCGGGTTCGCACACTCGGAGGTGGACCATAACAAGGTCTGGGACATCTGGATGATGACCGGTACCGCGACCACGGCCGCGAGCTACATGTCCGGTCATGCCCTGGGTGCGAGCTGGGCCGAGCGCGACGAGTTCGACGGGATCGTCCTGGCGAGTGAGGGTGACCCCAGGTGACCACCCTCCGAGAGAAGCTGGAGGCGATCACGGTGGCGATGCGGGAGGTCAAGGAGTCCTGGGTCGCCAACAAGCCCAACAACACCGATCTCCCGATCCATCTGCACCTCTGGCGTGGTGACCACCTGGTCGCCACCGTGATCTGCACGCTGGATCGGGACATCGCGCTACAGGCCGGTTCCATGGCGGCAACCGGCTTCAACGCCGACACCATGTGCGTCACCTTCGAGGGCTACCAGAGCCACCTTCCGCAGTCCCCGATCACCGGGAAGGAATGGCGCACCCACGAGATGCAGTACGTGGCTCAGACCAACCCGGATGCACTGGACCGGGGCTGGGTGATCGAGGGGCTCACCTCCTCGATCCACGAGCGTGGCGGTGAGTACGGGTTCAGCAGTCAGGCGTTTCGGATCAAGGAAGACACCGTGCACTGGGACGAGGTCAACCACACCTACCTGAGCGCGGAGGAAGGCGGGGCGGCGGGCTACATGTTCGCCTACCTGCAACATGCGATGGCCCAGCCTCGGATCCTCGATCTGATCGAGGAACAGGGCATGAAGAACCAGCTGATGGCCGAGATGGTCAAGGGTCTCGACGAGGAGGCGAAGTTCTTCCACATGGACGCCGCCACCGTCAAGGCGTTGCTGGAGAAGGACCTCGCTGTTGGTGTCATCCTCGCCGCTGAGAAGGGCACGGAACGCGAGAAGTGGATCCAGGAGCGCTACGGCGAGTCCTAACAGTCGTCCGTGGGGGGCCGGTGTCTGTCACGCCCCGGTCCCTCACGGGCTCTCCAGAAGGGAATGGAATGTGCCCACCTGGCACGCACCGGAACAGAGCGGTGACCCCAACCTGGACAGGCTCATCAACGAGCTGACCCAGGAGATCGCCAGCGGCCCCTCGTTCGAGGCTGTCACTGGGATCGACTCCGGGGAGATGGCCGAGACCGCGTTCAACGCGATCGCTGCCTTCTTCAAGTCCCATGACGTGGACCCCGGAGACCCGCAGAGCTGGGCCCAGGTCTTCATCCTGGGCTTCATCCTCGGGCTGAAGTACGGAGAACAGCGCACCGCTGACTCCTCACATCACATGAAAGGGAATACCAGATGACTACAGGCAAGCGCGGTCGGGGCAAGACAAAGCCGACCCCGACCATCTGCGGGGCGGACGTGGTCCCGGAGGTGTGGTCCTGGCAGATGGCCCAAGAGGCGCTGGCCAAGAACAACTCCAACCGCAACCTGCGCATGGCCCGAGTCGAGCAGTACATGCGCTCGATGGTGGACAAGCTCTGGGGCGCCAAGGAGGCCAAGCTCCAGTACCGGGCCGCTGCCGGCTTCATCGTCTACGACTGGGATGGCAACCTGATCGACGGTCAGCACCGTCTTCACGCCCAGGTCCAGTCGCGCACCACCCAGCGCTGGTACGTGCTCCGCGACGTTCCGCCGAGCACCCAGAACCAGATCGACACCGGCATCGCTCGGACCGCGGCGGACGCGCTGAAGTTCGAGGGCTACGCCAACTACATCATCCTGGCCAGCGTCGCGCGCTGGGCCTGGCTGCTGGAGCAGGGCGCGGCGACGGGGAAGAAGATCAAGGTCTCCAACGAGGAGATCCTGGACATGGTGGAACGACACCCGGATCTCGCGCACTCCGCGGAGATGGGCGCCTACGCCGCACGCTCCGGGATGCTCCAGAAGGTGTTCCCACCCTCACCGTTGGGCGCTGCACACTGGTGGATCGCCCAGGAGGCCGGCCACGTCGAGGCCGACATGTTCCTGGACCGGATCGCGCACCTGCACCGAGAGCGTGAGGGATCCGCTCTGCTGGCCCTGGTCAACCGGTTCAGTACGGCGGCCAAGAACAACGAGCATCTGCAGACTCAGGTCCAGATCGCCATGTTCCTCAAGGCCTGGAACCTCGACGTGGAGCGCTCCTACGTCCAGAAGATCGCGGCCCGGTCGCGCACCGGCGAGCTGGTCATGCCCAAGGTCGCCTCGCGCATCATCTCCCAGGAGGACGCCTTCGGCCCGCTCTCCGACGCCGAGTACGAGTCCGGGGAGTACGAAGACCTGAAGTCGGACACCGAGGACGAGGAGCAGACTGAGGATGAGCAGGCTGAGTCCGAGGGTGCCGAGGTCATCGACCACCCAAAAGCTAGCTAGCCTGATGAGACTCTCACGGTCGTCGAGTCCAGTCGTGTGACCGTGAGTGGTGGGTGACGAGACCCACTCCAGCCCCCGGCTCCCTCTTCGGAGGGGGTCGGGGGTTTCTGCATGTCCAACAGATGAAGGGAATGCCAGATGAGTGTGATGACGGCCCTGCGGCCGAAGAAGGAGCCCAAGGTGACCGGGCGGATCCTGATGGGGTCCATCAACGAGGTGACCTGGGACAAGGACGACCTACAGTCGGTGCTGGCAGCCAAGGACGCCTTCGAGAAGGCCCTGCTGACCGGCATGGCCGCCTTCGAGACCGTCGAGGTCCAGGGCTGGGGCGGTGGCAAGATCAAGGAGGAGGTCTCCACCCGGACCTTCAACCCCGAGACCGAGCAGATCCGCATGACCGCCCAGTTCGCTGGCGGCTGATCAAGGACCCACGGGCCCGTCTCTCCTTCGGGAGGGGCGGGCCCTCTCGGGCCTTTTTTTATGCCCGAAACCAGGTCGCGCACCAGATAGCCGACGGTGACCATCGTCCAGGCCACGGCGTAGAGCACCTTGACCCAGAACGGGTCATCCGAAGGAGACGGCCAGGAGTCCAGCATGGAGGATGTAGCCCTTGCCTTGGAGCACCGTGGCCGGCTCCGGGAGCTCGGCGTAGGCGCGCAGCATGCCCTGGTACTGGCTGTCCCAGACCCCGAAGTAGGTCACCTTGGTCTGCACCAGCCCGGTGAACCGAGCATCCACCAGGGACCAGATGGCCCGGTTGTTCGGCTGGGTCCAGCTCATCTTCACCCGGACATAGCCACCGCCGGCGATCTCGGCCTGGTCCGCGCCACCCAGGGACGGGGTGTCGTAGTGCAGGCTGACCCAGCCGTTGTCCGCGACCTCCTGCAACCAGATGTGGGCCTGCTCGTCGGTGATGCTGCCGTCAGCCATCAGCTCTGTCCTGGTTCCACTCGGATGAAGCGGCCCATGAAGAACACCGGATCGGTGTTCTGGTCATCGCAGTAGATCATGATGAACAGCATCCCGGCGTAGTTCTCTGGATCGTTCTGCTTGGGCTTGTCGAGGTTCAGGTCCGGGGTCAGGTCCCAGCTCCAGGCGGAGTCGTCGGTCAGTACTCCGGTCCTGGCCGCACCCTTGGAGAACCGACCCGGGGAGTAGCCGGCCGGCTCGTAGTAGTTGCCCCAGCCCACCACCAGTCCAGCGGTGTCGGTGGGCAGCTGGGTGTCGTTGCCCCACGGGAAGTGGGTGCCATCGGGCTGCACATGCTCCCAGCCACCCTTGTAGAACGGGTGCGCCTGGTACACGTCGTAGGTGGTCGGGATCACCGAGCCGTCGGTCTTCCGGGCGTCCAGGTACTTCGGGAAGTGCGCCGCGGCCCGGGCCACCGGGAACTTGGGCATCGCGTTCACCGCGGTGCCGTTGTTCATGTAGACGCTGGCGTGGAACTTGACCGGCGTCAGGTTGCCGTTCTTGTCGTAGGCCGCGATCTGGGTGCTCCGGATCGAGCCGGCCTGGGACATCCGGATCGGGATCGCCATGGTCTGCTGGCCATCCCTGGACTCGCTGCACCAGTTGTTGCTGGCGTTGTCCCGGTCGGTGGGCCCGATCCTGATGTACCAGGACGGGTGGGTCTTGGGCGGATACTTCTGGGTCCACTCCTCGTAGGGGAAGGTGGCGTTGCTGGGCAGCTTCTCGTTGAAGAACTCCATCGCCGCGGTGGGCACGATCCCGGAGCCGGCCTTGTAGGACCAGGGCAGCACCAGGTCCTGGATGGTGTTGGAGTACTTGCCCACCTGCAGCGCCCGGAGCGGGGTGAGCGCGTCCCTGGTCCGAGCTCGCACCTCCTCCACGGTGAGCTGGTCGCGGTACTTGGTGTCGAAGGTGAGCTGGGTGGTCAGCGAGTCGAAGTCTGCGGTGGCTGAGGTGATGTGGGCCAGCACGCCCTCGCGCACCCCGAACAGGCCGTGGATCCGGATGCTCTGGCCACCCCGGATCATCAGCCGGGGCATCAGCGCGCCGTTGGAGCGCCGGGGGTCGGTGGTCAGGGTGATCGACCCGGTGATCCCGGGCTCGGCGAACCGCTGGTACTGGCCCAGGGCGATCTTGGTGGCACTCACCTCGTCCACCCCGTCCTGGAACCGGAGCATCGTCTCCTTGGGCTTGGCCTTGCGGTCGTAGTTCGGGTTGTTCTTCCGCGGCCACATCCGGGCCGAGTAGGCGAACGGCTTGAAGTAGGTGGACCGACCATCAGGCGAGACCTGGATGTTCGAGTACTGGACCCCGGCCTCATCCTTGCCGGAGCCGTAGATCACCCCGGCCCGCTGGGTGAAGTCCCGGCTGCCGTCGAAGGTGACCCCGGGCGCCCCCAGGTAGATCTCGATGATCGAGTCGTCGGCCGCGTCCGGGATCTTGCGCAGGAACAGCTCCGGCCGGCGCCGGCTCCGGTTCCGGATGCTCCACTGGGCGCCGCCCTCGGCGAACATCACGGTGAGCAGGGACTGCACGAAGCCGGACAGCATCGGCTCCCAGGAGCCGGTGTTCCGGGAGGTGAACCCGGTCCAGAGCTGGTCGGTGGCCACACCCCAGGGCTTGAGCGCGGAGAGGTAGATCGGGTCGGTGAACGGCGGCACCCGATGCTCGGCATGGTCACCCCAGTCGCTGGGGAACCGGATCCGGAACTTGCCCAGGTGCGCCGGGTGCTGGTCCTGGTCGAAGGCCTGGGCGATGAGAATCTCGTACGGGATCGGTCGGTTCGGATGGGTGGGCACCGCCAGGTAGTCGTCCAGCGCGTAGAAGGCACCCTTCAGGTCCATGCTGAAGGAGGAGTCAGTGCCGGACAGGCTGAAGGCGTAGGAGGCGATGTAGCCCTCCCAGCGCCAGTCCAGGTCGTAGCCACCGGTGTTCTGGAAGACGATGTCGATGTCGCAGTCCGGCACCAGCCAGTCCAGGTCGCCCTGGCCGGGGGTGTCGAAGATGGTGATCTGCGGGAAGCTCAGGCTGGCGGTCTGCTCGGTGAACGGGTCCTGGGTGGTCACCGAGCCGAGCTTCACCGGGGCGTTCCGGAACAGGGTGATCTCCCGCTCGAAGCCCCCGGGCGGGGTGGCGAAGATCCGGAAGAAGCCCAGCGCCTGCTGCTCGCTGGCGTAGGCGGTCAGCGACCTCACGTGTCACCGCCGTAGACCTGGCTGAGCAGGGTGATCTCGGCCAGCACCTGCTGCCTGGTGAGCACGTCCCCGTAGATGCCCAGGTCCATCAGAGCCATGTCCATGGTGGCGCTGGCCGGGGAAGGCCCCCAGCCGAGCCGGAAACGGGTGCTCAGGGACACCGGAGCCGGTCCAGCGACCAAGGACTTGGTCTGCACGTTCGAGGGCCCTGAGGCCGCGTACATGACCGTCTGCGGCCTGGCCACCACCAGGGCCAGGTAGGTGGGCGCGGTGTTGACCAGGGCACCGCCGATCGGCACCCCCTTCTGGGGCGGCATCAGCTCGGTGGTCATGAACACCGACTTCTCCCGGACCGAGAACATGGCGTAGGCGCCGCTGGTGTTGTCCGGCCCCCAGAAGGCATTGTCGAAGACCACCGCATTGCCGTAGATCGAGTTCGGGCAGACCACCATGATCAGCGTGTAGCCGCTGGTCCCGCCCATGGACAGGCTCAGGTCGTTCCACATGTAGTCGGCGTTGTCGGAGTCGAAGTTCAGCGCGGTCATCGAGACGAACCGCTCCTGGCCCACTCGATACTCGTAGTTGGTGATCAGCGCCGGCGCGTGATCCACCGAGGTCACCCAGGGCGAGACATCGCTCTGCAGCGGTCGCCACAGCATCGCGATCTGGTCGTAGAAGTCGGCATCCGCCACCCAGCGCATGTCCGCGTTGGTGGTCAGTGAGGTCGGCGCGTCACGATTACCCAGCACGTCTCCCTCGGCGCTGACCAGACAGTCGATGCGGATGTCACCCGTCGGTACCGGCACTGGCCAGCCCGCCATGATCCGGTACTCATCGACCTCGTACGCCGCACTGTGCAGTGGGTACAGCCCACCAGGAACCTCCAGCAGTTGGGGCGGGATCCGGTTCAGCCGGCCCCGCGCAGTCAGCTGGATCTCGGTCTTCCCGGGCTTGATCGGCACCGTGGCCACTAGGCCTCCTCGGCCAGGTAGAACGGGCCCAGGGACACGCTCAGGTCCCCGTCCGCGAACACTGCCTGATCTCCCGCCTCGATCACCACTGGGTTGTCCAGGTTGCCCACGACCAGGTTGTAGCCGTCCACGTCGGCGTTGCACAGCGCCCAGAAGTTGATCTGTCCCCAGTCACTGGTGGCCGTGATGAACTGACTGGGCATCACGTTGAAGATCTCCTGGGGCTGCGATGAGTTCGACCAGTGCGCCAGGTCGTTCTCGATGAGCACCCGGGCGTAGTCAATGTTGTCCGGCTCGTCGAGCTCGGAGCCGGACATGTACGGGGTGGGCGGGATGTTCCGGACCAGGGCCAGGTAGAACGCCGGCGGCGGGGTGGTGGTCCGGGCGAAGTAGCTGGTCAGGATCTGGCCAGCGCCCCAGACCGTGAGCCGACCGGGCATCAGAGATGCTCCCTGGACACATCCGGGTAGCGCGGCACCACGAAGTCGGCCTTGGCCATCAGGTTGTGGGTCCAGACCTGACCCCGGCTCAGCGTGGCGTCGGCCAGCTGGCAGCGCCAGTACTCCCGGTACTCATCGGTGGTCCACCGGATCCGGTAGTCGTACTGCTCGAACAGGTCCTGGAGCTGGTACAGGTTGTCGCTCACCTCGGTATGGGTCTGCCCGTAGATGAACACCGAGACCCGTTCCTGGACCATGTCCGGCACCGCATGGACCAGGTAGTCACCACCCAGGATCGGGGAGTTGGCGATCACCTTGCGCCAGCTCTTGGACACCTGGTCCCGAGTGCCCTCTGCGCCGATCTTGTAGTTGATCCCGTCGTTGAGGTTGATCCACCTGGTCCCGTAGGAGATCTCTGCCGCCATGTACTGCAGGCTGCTCATGCCGCCGATCCTGTCAGTGAGGGCCTGCTCAGAGCCATCACCCGCTGCCGCTGCTGCAGCTTGGCCAGCAGCTCCTCGGGGTTGTTGGCCTGCACCATGATCGGCCCGGTGAAGTTGGTGGAGCGGTCCACCCGGGTGTTGTAGACGTGCATCGAACCTCCGGCCGGGGTGCCACCCATCCCCACCGAGCGCGCCATCACATCGGCCATGAACTCCCCGCCCTTGGCGTTCAGCGGGATCACTGCCTCGGGACCGGCCTCGCCCACTCCGATGGTCTGCGGGCTGGTGAACACCGAGCCGTTCTTGTACCAGTTGTGGTCCTGCCACCAGGCCCAGGCGTCGGCCGGCGAGCCGTACCGGTCCTTGATGTACCTCAGGCCGGCCTGGGTCTGCTTCCAGGGGTCGGAGGTCTTCTGGATCCCGGTGCCGGCCCAGGTGCTGTCCAGGAACTGGAACATTCCGTAGGCGGTGGAGTTCGGGTTCTGGGCCCGGTTGTTGAACCCGGACTCATGCATGATCAGCTGCCGCAGCGCCGACCACTGGTCGCCCCAGCCCAGCCGGTTCGCCCCGGTGTGCACGATCTGCTCGTTGGTCAGGTTCTCCCCGGGCTCCCGGCCGATCCCCATGTCCGAGCCACTGAACCCCATGGTCCGGCCGAGCTGACGGATCCGCTTGCGGGCGAACCGGTTGATCACCGAGGAGATCATCCCGGGCTGCAGTGGGTGCACTCCGGACATCTCCGCCGCCGCCTTCTCCGCCTTCGGGTAGCTGTCCTTGAGCACTCCGGCCAGGTCCGGTGCGGCTGGACCGCCGAACATCGACTGGGCAAAGCCGGAGATCATCGCCCCGGCCAGGAGCGCCATCGCCTGCGAGCTGGTGCCGCCGGGGATGCCGAAGTGCAGGTGTGGTGCCGAGGAGTTTCCGGTGGAGCCGACCAAGCCGATCAGCTGACCGCCTTCCACCTGCTGGCCGGCCTTCACATAGACCTTCGAGGTGTGGCCGTAGACCACCGGAGCGGCCGTGGTGCTCTCGAAGATGGCCTGGCCATAGCCATGCCCGGTGCCGACATAGCTGATGACGCCGGAGCGGAACGCCCGGATCGGGTCTCCCAGGTCATCTGAGCCAGAGCCCCGGTTGATGTCGATGCCGTCGTGGCCCGGGTAGGTGGAGACTTCATGCCCTGGCACTGGCCAGTAGACCCCGCCCTCGGCGAAGCCACCGTGCTTGGCCGCATGGTTGATCGCATCGATGGCCCTGGAACCACCCAGGGCCCGGGTGGCCTCTGGCCGCAGGATGCCCTCGCCCCCGCCGACCATGATGACGTGGGTGTCCCGACCCGGGTTGTAGCCGGGCACGGTGCCTCCGGTGTTGTAGGCGCCGGGTAGCGGGACCGGCTTGCCGCTGGGTGTGGTGATCTCCGCGGCGCTGTTCTTCTTCGGCGCGGTGTACTCGAACCCGAAGATGTCGGCCAGGTCCTGCATCAGCGCCACGGCCTCGGGCTTGGCGCTGTGCTTGAGGTTCTTGAAGGACTTCAGCACCTGCTGCGCCTGCTCCTGGGCGTGGCCGGACAGCTTGGTGGTGGCGGTCTCCAGCACCTGCTCCAGAGACATGTCGATCTCGTTGGCCATGTTGGCGAAGTCCTCGGCCGCCCGGTCCATCTGCCGGTTGTAGGCCTTCTCCTGTCGGGCCATCCCGGTGTGGTAGTCCTCCAGCTGCTGGGACATCATCCGGTCGAAGTCGTCATCCTGACGCTTCAGCATCCGCTCGAAGTCGTCGTGGCCCTGCTCCATCATCCGGTCGAAGTCGGACTTGGCCCGGCGCATCGAGACCCGCTGGCCCCGGACCATCTCCTGGAACTCCAAGCTGGACGGGTCGGTGACCAGCTCCTTGGCCGCCTTGACCCGCTCCGAGCCGGCCACCTTGTTGAACTGGGCGATCATCTGCGGGGTGACCTCGGTGACGAACCGAGCCAGCTGCTGGGCGTTGTTCGGGTCGGTCAGGCCGAGCTGCTGGATCGCGGTGTTGCTCAGGCCGCGCTGACGCAGGGCGTCCAGGTTCTGCTCCTGCTCCTGCATCCGCTGCAGCTGGTCCCGAGCGTTGTTCAGGATCCACTCCGCCGAGCTGGTGCGCTGGGTCTGCACCCGCTCGTAGATGTTGTAGACGCTCTGGGCCATCTGGGTGGCCTGGACCTCGACCTGGTGGTTGAAGTCGGCTTCCTGGCGCCGGCGCTGGATGTTGAACTCCTGATTGGCCCGGCGTACGCCCCGGTAGTAGTCCTGGACGCCCCGACTCCGCTGCCGCTGGTAGTTCTCCTCGGCCCGCTCACGGCTCAGGTTGAAGTCGTACTCGGAGTACTGCCGCTGCAGGTTGTAGTCCTCCTGGGCCCGGGACCGGGAGAGCTCGAACTGCTGCTGGGCCAGGAGCAGCTGCTTGAAGTAGGCACCCTGGTCGACGAAGGCCTGCGCGGTGGCGGTCCGCATCTGCTCGGCCTGCTCGGCCAGCGGCCCAGTGGTCGGTGCGGTGGCCGCTACCTGCCGATAGGCACCGATCTGCTGCTGCAGCCCCTGGGTCCGGGTCAGCATCGGCGCGCCGATCTGCAGGTTCTGCTGGGTCCGCCCGGCCAGCGCGGCCTGCAGGATGTACCCGGGGTCGCTCTCCACGCCGATCTCGGCCTGGGCGGCCACCGCAGAGCCCAGGATCTGCAGGTTGGTCATGCCCTTGCCGCGCAGGTCCCGGTACAGCGAGTTGACGGCCCGATACTGCTGGGCCACGTCGCCCTGGTTCTGCAGGGCCAGCTGGGCTTCACGGTTGGTGTACAGCGCGGCACCGGCCCCGCCCTGAGCGGTCAGCCGAGCCTGCACCGACTGGTCCATGCTGGGCATCCCGACCTGGGCCAGGACCGCCTGGTAGATCGGTGCGCCCAGAGGCATGTTCCGCAGGTTCTGCAGGGTCCCGAAGTCGATCCCGGCCCGGCTCAGACCAGCCGCCCCGGTGGTCTGCATGAACTGCTCCATCTGCTGGAGCTGGTTCTCCCGGGTGCCGGTGAACTTGACCCCGGACTGCTTGGCCAGGTCCCGGATGGTGCCCTCGACCTTGCTCAGCTTGCCGCCGGCCTCATCGACCTGCTGCTGCAGCTCGTCGACATCGGAGGTACCGAGCCAGCCCTCCCAGTCGTTCTTGATCGAGGTCAGCCAGCGCCCGGTGTGGACGATCGCGTCGTGCGGGTGGGTGTCGCCCAGGGTCTTCTGGAAGTCGTTGAGCTTGGTCTGGGTCTTGTCGAACTCGTCGTTCAGCCCAGCCAGGCCCATCCCCGACTGGCTGGCCTCGTCGGCCGCATCGTTGATGTTCTTGATGGAGTCCGCGACATCGTTGTTGCCCTGGGCCATGTCCAGCGCGGCACCGACTGCAGCTCCGGCCGCAGTGCCGTAACCGGGCATGATCATGGTGCCCATCGCGCCGAGCGTGAGCATGTTGGACTGCACGCCGGCCGCCTGCATCCCGGCCAGGCCCACACCGGCACCGATCTGGGCGCCCATGCCGGAGCGCATCAGGGCGCTGACGCCGGTGGCCCCGGCTCCGTAGAGCCCACCGATCGCGCCACCACCCAACCCCACCAGCGACTGACCCAGCCGGCGGAATCCGGTGGTGCTGCTGCTCACCTCACGGCTCTGGGTCCGAGTGGCCTGCACCGCCTCGGTCTGGGCGACGGTCAGCTGCCGAGAGGCCCGTTCTGCTGCAGCGGCTGCCTGGTTGTCCCGGTGCATCTGCCGGCGGGCTCGCTCCTCGACATCACCACCAACGCCGGAGGCCACCGTGGCCCCGAACACGTCCCGGCTCATTCGGGCCTGGGCTCGTGCCGCCTCAGAAGCTGCCCGGGCCGTCGCCATCTCCTCGGAGACCGGCACGGTGGGAGAGAAGAACTGGCTGCGTACTCGTCGGGTCGGGTCGGAGTAGCGCATCTGGTCGAACTGCGGGGTGAGCAGCATGTCGATGGCGCGCCCGGTGCCACCGGCCATGTAGGAGAACACGCTGCGCTGGGGACCCGGGGTGTAGTTCGGATCGAACCAGGACCGACCGGCCTGCCAGCCACCGCGGATGCCACCAGTGGCCTGGCGCAGTGCATAGCCACCCATCTGCCCGGTGTTGTACAGCCCGCGCTGGAACATGGTGCTCGGACCGGCAGCCAGCTGCCCACCGAAGGTGCCCAGCTCCGCACCACCCCGGCCGGAGTAGGTGCCGTCCGGGTTCCGGACGATGCCGGGGGCGCCCCGCATGCCCTCGCGCACACCCATGGAGCCGCTGTTGCGCAGCACCATGAAGGCCGAGGCCACCTTGAGCAGCGCGCCGGCGAAGAGCAGCAGCGCGCCGGCCCCGGCAGTCAGCGGGGCCACGATGGCCATCACGACCTGGAGGAACTCACCGATCGGCCCTTCGGCGATGTCCTGGACCACGCCGGCGAGCTTGACGATGCCCTGCATCACCTTCTCGAAGCCGGGGCCGACCACGGTGGCCATGGACTCCGCGGTCTGCTCCATCTCCTGGCGGAGCTTGCCGAACTCATCGGTCAGCGACTTGGTGGACGCCTCAGCCCCGCGCGCTGCCGCACCTCGGGCGTTGGGGTCGGTGGCCATCCCCAGGGCCTCCCGGATGCCACCGGAGTCCTGGACCATCTTGTTGACCGCCGCGATGGTCCGAGGGGCATCCAGACCCATCCGCTGCAGCTCGATGGTCGCGCCCTTGCCCTTGGACTGGATCGCCTCCAGGATCTCCACGAACTGCTCGGCCGGGTCCAGTCGCTTGAAGGACTCGACGGTCAGCCCGACCAGGTTCGCGTACTGCTTGAGCTGCGGAGACCCGGTGGCCAGGGACTGGGCCAGGTCGGTGGTGACCTTGTTGTAGACGTTGGCCGCGGTGAACCCCTCGGCACCGGCCTTGGTGAAGGCGGTGGCGAAGCCGGCGACCTGCTGGGTGCTCATCCCCAGCTGCTTGGAGACCGGAGCCAGCTGGGCGGTGAAGTCGATCAGCCCCTGGGCGCTGGTGTTGGTCTGGGCAGCCAGATAGGTGAAGGTGTCGGCGTAATCCCGGGTGGTCTTGGCGTTGACCGGGGTGCCCATGATCTTCTGCAGGTTGGTCAGCGAGCTGGCCAGACCGTCCGAGCTCTCCCCGGTTGCATGCGACATGTCCACGAAGACCTTGGACAGGTCCTGCAGGCCTCTGGTCTGCCGCTGATCGGTGACCTTGGCCAGGGTCTGCACCAGCTTCGCGGCCTCACCGGTGGTGGTGCCGTACTCGTTCCGCAGCCCCTTGACCGCTGCGGTGTAGTCCTTCATGGTCCGGCGCTGGGTGTCCTGGGACCGGCTCAGCACTGCAGCCTGAGCCTCCAGCCGTGCCATCTGCTTCTCGTAGCTGTTCCAGGCAGCCGTGAAGGAGGTGACCATCCCCACGTCGGCGGCAGTGATCCCGAGCAGGGACTTCCCCGCCATCTTGGTGATCGAGGAGATCTTGCGGCCCAGCGAGTCGAGGGAGGAGCCCAACCGGTCAGTCGACTGAGTCGACTGGTTCATCGCCTGGTCGTATTGAGTGTTGTCCGCTGTCAGGACAACGTTCGCCTCAACCGGCTGGCTCGTCACATCTCGTCCTAGTCCATCTTCAGCCTGGCCCGCTTCTTGGCCTTGATGGCCATCTGAGCTGTGAGCTGCGGGGTGGTTGGGATCAGTTTGACATTGGTCCCGGGCAGTGACGACCCCTGCGTGTCGCCGAAGATGGCCTTCTGGTAGCAGCCCTGGCAGAACTCATCGACCGCGGTGAAGGCGAACTTGTTCTCCTCCCACTCCCAGGGAGCAGTGCCACACATGCTGCAGCGCAGCGAGTCCTCCAGGATGAAGGCGACACACTTGGCGCGGTCCTCGGGGTCCCAGGTCAGGAACTTGGAGTGCGGGATGGCGTGCTCGTTGCAGTAGCGCATCTCCAGGTAGAAGTTCTGGTCCTTCCTCAGCCGCGCTCGCTGAAAGGGATGTCCAGCCCCCGGTTGTTCAGCTCGACCGCGTTGCGGAACAGGACCATCACATCCCCGCGCGACCAGTCCTCGGAGTCCCAGATCTGCTTGGCCTCGGCCGGGGAGATCTCCGGGTCCACCGAGCAGGCGGCGATCAGCGCCGGCGCGAATGTGTCGATGTCGAAGGAAGCACCCTCGGCCCGCTGCTCGGGCTTGGGTGGGTGCTTGGCCACCAGCCGGTCGTAGGCGCGCATCCCGATCGCCTGGTACTTCAGGGTCACCTCGTTGGCTCCACCATTGCCGTCGCCCAGGTACAGCGAGAACTCGGTGGTGGAGCGTGGCTTGTTCTGGAGCATCTCCAGGGTGGCGCGCTTGGAAGCCTGCGACTGCTTCGAGCGCGCCTCAACGGTCTTGCCCGCGTTCTGTGTCGGCACGGGCTGATGCTAGCCCTTCCTATGCAGCGACTACAGCATCCTCCGCCGGCTCGATGTTGACCGAGCAGGAGGCGGTGAAGGTGAGCACCGTGTTGGAGCTCATGTTCGCCATCGTCCGGCTGGTCACCATCACGGTCCAGACCTCCACGTCATCCCCGGCGATCGGCAGGTTGTCGGTACCGGTGCCACCGAACCTGGCGATGATGAACGTCCCACGGGTTCCGCGCGGCAGCGTCTCCCAGGCGGTGTCGTCCTCGTCGTCGCGGTAGAAGTCCGCGTCGAAGGTCGCCGCGCTGGTACCGGCCGTGCTGGTCTCGAACAGGGAGTCGAAGGCCGGCGTCGGCACGGTGTTGCCTCGGGCCGAGGCATTCAGGCTGATGCAGAAGCCAGTGAGGTCCACACACGCCGCCACCTGCGCGGCCGTAGGGGCCGACAGGTCGGTGATATCGGCAGTCGTGAACCCGATCCAGGTGTTCTCGTTCGGGATGATCCGGGCCATTACGGTGCCTTCCTCGCAGTCTTCTTCGGCGGAACCTCCTGGCCTGGCTCACCGGTGTCAACCACCTGGGTCTCCATCGGGTGTGCGCTCACCTGGGCTTCCTCTTCACTACTTCCATCATCCGCAGGCGTCCAGCCAGCGCGCTCCCAGGCCTTCAGTGAGGACTCCAGGCAGTAGCCCACCTGGTCGTCCTTGGTGATCTTGATCTGCTTCGGACGCGGCATCTCAGCTTCCCTTCGTGACCCATACCTCGAATGAGTCTGTCTGTGTGAAGTAGTCCGGATAGGCCGACCCGATCCGGGCGGTGTTGCCGATGGCGGTACAGGTGGTCTTCTGGATCCGCCACTTCCCCGTGGGCGTGTCGATCGACTCCCGAACGATGTTGGTCAGGTTGAGTCGCATCCGATCCGCCAGCGCCTCGGTCTGCTTCCGGGAGATGCCGGAGTACATGACCAGGTAGCTCAGTCGCCACTCACTCTGGGAGTCGCCCATCGCCCCCGGAGGCGCCTGCAGGGTGGAGGCTCCGGGGGTGAGGGACATCCATGGCGTGAAGGTGGTCCCTGGGTCGTTCGGCTCGCCCTGCCAGCCGTAGGGCACCGTCGGTGAGGCGTTGTCGCCCACCGGGAAGTTCTCGGTCACCAACTCGGCCAGTAGCCGGTCGGTGATCGGTCCTCGGGAGAGTGAGCTTGGCATCAGTTGGCAGCGTCCTTGAACACCTTCACATTCGCTTCTGCAGCCATCGTCCCGAGACTGTCCACCCAGGCCTCGAAGCCTGGCTCCACGTAGGGCTGCGCTCGGGTGCCGGGATGGCGGACCTGCCGGGCGAAGATCTTCCGACCGCCGATGGTGAAGACCAGGTAGCCACCGGGCTTCTTGGGCTTGATCACATGCGGCTTGGTCCCGAACTCCACGTAGCCGGCGTACGGGGCCTGGGCCTCGTTGGGCCCGATGGTCACCTTGTTGGTCTCCACCTTGATCGCCAGGGAGCGCCGCAGCGTGCCGGTCTTCACCGGGACCCGGGCCTCGATCTCCGCCAGGATGTGGTTGGCGGACTGGATCAGCACCTGCTGGGTGGTGATCTGGGACTCCTGGGCGGTCTTCCGCAACGCCTCGGTCAGCCGAGAGATGTCGGCAGAGGCGACGGCGGTCACTGCAGCCCCGTGACCTCGAAGCGGCGGGTGGCCCGGAGCTCACCGGCCTTGGCCACCGTCTGGATCTCGAACCGCTTGCCCACCATCTGGCTGTCCTGGGGCGCGGTCAGCACGGTCACCTGGTCATAGCGCTTGACGATGGCCTGGGTGTCCCAGGGGATCGAGAGGTTGGTGCTGACCTGGTAGACATCGGTGTCGCCCACCACGATCGCGGCCGCTCCAGAGACCTCCCAGATCCGGCAGGGACCCTCGTAGATCACCTCGGCCATGCCCTCGGGGGTGTAGATCAGCGAGTCCTCGTCATAGCTCCCGGGCACCCCGGTGCGCTCGATCCGGCAGGTGTACTCCATCACCTCGGTGGCCCGGGTCCGGACGTACTTCCGAGCCTCGGCGGTGATCGGGCTGGTCACGGCTCGACGACCTGCTCGTACTCGGGCACGGCCAGGATCTGCAGGGCCTGCTCAGGCGGGTAGACCCCGCCGTACTCCTGGGGGCCGGCCTCGATGTTGTCGTGCAGCCCCTTGCCGAAGGAGAACGGCTTGGTGTCGGGCAGGAGCTGCTCGTTGGGGGCCATGCCACCCACGTCGGGTCCGCCCCCAACGAGCGAGCTCTTGTACTGCTCTCGAAGCGACGCAGCCAGAGCTCGGTACTGATCCCCCACCGGCCCGAGACTGATGCTCACCCCGTCGGCGCTGTAAGACGCCTCGCGTGCGTAACGCGCTGCGATCGTATCTGCCAGCGTCGCCGCCACAAAGTAGAGGTTGTTGTAGAGCGGGAACCAGGTGTCGTAGGCCCATTGGATCTCTTCGTCCTGGAGCTGCCACTCATCCGCGTCGTGCGGGTCGGTGTCCTGGATCAGGAACCGCAGGGTGTCCTTGTCGGTATCGCCAGGGACCGTGTAGGTGGTGGTCATCAGGACCCCTTCTTGCGCGGCTTGGTGCTCAGGTACTTGTACCCGGCGGCACCGCCACCTCCCACCAGTGCCGTGCCGGTCAGACCAGGATGCCGCTCCAGGAAGCCGCCAGTGCCCTTCATGCCCCGGCCGGCGGCGGTCCCGATGTTCTTCAGGGAGATGTCGGCCTCTCCGATCCGGTGCAGCGCCCCCTTGGTCTTCTGCGGGCCGGTCTGGCCACCGCCCCTCGGGACGTAGCCCTTCTTGGGCCGGGGCGCGCGGAAGGCCTTGGCGACCTCCCCGTGCTCGATCCCGAACGCGCTCTGCATCAGAACGTCCTGCGCTGCCGATTCCCGAGGAGAGCCGCGCCACCACCGGCGCCAGCGCCACCCACGGCCAGGCTCCCGGTCAGTCCGGGCCGCTTCATCATGCCGGCACCGGCTCGCTGCAGCCGGCCGCCCACAGCACCCTGTGCACTGCCGCCCACGCCCAGACCCCGCTGGAACCCGCGCATCGCGCCGGTCATCGGCTTCCCCATCGCCCGAGCCGCACCCTTGTTGGCCACACCCCGGCCGACCAGGTTGGTGCCGGCCCGTGAGGTCGCGGAGCCGAGCTTGGAGCCCAACCGGGTGATGTTGGAGCCGAAGGCCTTGGAGACCTCGCCGTGGTCCACACCGAACGCGCTGATCATCAGGCCTCCAGGATGCCCTTGCGGGCCTTGCCGTTGCGCTCGGCCTCCAGCACCCGCTCCCGCTCCTCCGCGTCGGCGGTGGCCAGGTAGGTGTTGACCTCCACCACCGTGTGGTAGCTGGGGTCGTACTGGTCGTCGTGCACCGCCTGAGCAGCCGTCGTGGTCTCCTCGCTCTGGGACTCCGCCAGCTCCTCGGCCTCTGGAGTGGTCTCCGGGTAGGTGAGCTTCTCGATGTCCACCACCTCGTCCGAGTCCGGTTCGTGGTGCATTCGCAGCTGCACCCGATCCCGGTTGAGGTACTCCATGGCCTCCTCACGAGTCCGTACCTCTCGATGCCAGTGCCGCGGCTTGTCGTCGGTGGACTCAATGACCGGGATCAGGAACCGAGCTCGGACGAGAGACTCGATGTTCTTGGCCACCTCCTGGGGGAAGTCGTCCCCCATCTGGTAGTCCTCGCCGGCGTAGGTGAAGTTCTTGGCGCAGACGAAAGAGATGGCCTCGTTGTTGATCAGCTGGCTAGGCATGGAACTCCGCCCTTCTCTGTACTGGTCCTGGTAGCTGTCTAGGCATTCCCAGAAACCATCGCACGAACCGCCCGATCAACCAGGCCAACCGCTTCATGGCTACCCCGTGTGCTTGCCCTTGTAGGGCAGCTGCCCAGCCCGGTACTTACCGCCGGTCTGCGCGCCGCCGGTGACGGTAACCGGCCCACGACGCTTCCCAGCCACTGCTACGGCCTTGCCAGCCTTGGACCCGGCGGGCTTCAGAAACCCGCCGAGCCCCTTGCTGATTCCGCCATGCTCGACGCCGAAGGCGCTCTCCATGACGCCTCCTAGGCGACAGCGTTGGCCAGGAAGATGCCCATGTCCTTCGCCACGACACGCATGTCGTAGGTCATCTCGCCCTCGATGCGGTCCGCAGCGATCGGCTCCATCCGGAAGTTCTTCATGCGGATCCCGTAGCTGTTGCCAGCCAGGTAGCCGTTCCAGGTGAAGATGTAGCCCGCAGCCGGGGTCATCAGGGACGGGCTGCTCGGGGTGAAGCAGAGCAGCGCGCTCTTCGAGTTGGACATGAACCGGTAGGTCGCCGCAGCATCCTGCGCCTTGGCGTCGTTCAGCTCGGCCACATCGGTCACCGTCGCGTAGCTGACCAGGATCCGCTCCACATCGAACAGCGACGCGAGCAGGTCGGTGGTCACCACACCACGCTGGGTGTACTTGATGCGGTCGATGATGTCGGGGTGGTTCTTCAGCTGAGTGATCGCCCGTGCTCCGAGGACCAGCGTGTTGGCCTTGCGGCCGGACTGCTCCACGAAGTTGGTCTGCAGGTCGGAGAACTGCACGATCGGGTCTGAAGCCGGGTCGCTCCACTGCAGGAACTGGCCGGCACCCACGGTTCCGGTGACCCCGGTGAGGTCGGTGCCCCACTGTCCGGTCTTGAAGTACTTGTCGTTCCAGTCCAGGTCCCGGCGGAGCAGGAGCTGGTTGGTGACGAACGTCGTCGCGTCGCTGTCGAGCCTCCAGTTGGAGTCAGCGTTCGCCCGGACCTGGTCGTCGATGTCCTTGTGGACACCCCAGACCTCGGCGAAGTACTGCCCCGTGTCGACCTTCCAGCCAACGCCAGCCGTCTCGGTGCCGGGGGCGCGCTTCTGCGCGTCGGTCCGGCGCCAGTCGGACTTGGAGTACTTCCAGTACAGATCGCTCTGCTTCTGCACCGGCACCCGGGGGAAGACCTTGTCCGCGATGAACTGCGACTTGTCCTGCATGTAGGCGACGGAGACATTGGTCAGCGGAACGTTGACGTGGAGATCGCTCTGGGTGGGGTTAGGCATGGCTAGTCACTCCCTCTCAGAGCGTGAGGAGAACGTTGACGAGTTCTCCGGGGTTGGCGGTGGTGGACAGTGCGGTGCCGACCCGTGGACCGGTGCCGGTCTTGGCAGCCTGGCCGTCGGCGCTGGCGTAGATCGGGTCACCTGCGGTGATCGCCACATCGGAGACCACCTTGGAGACCCCCGCGATGGCGACCGTGGCGGCCTGGCCGGTGCCCTGGGGCTTGTTCTGCAGCACCCCACAGACATCGCCGGTGGCAGCCGCGAGCCCACACTGGTGGACGCCGGTGACCTTCACGAAGTGGTACTGCCGCCCTCCGTGTGGGTCCGGGGAGCCGGGCTGACCCGGAACCCCCGTGTAGATGCCCAGGGACGAGTCCGCGTTCAGCGTGATCGACCGAAGGCTCTCTTCGTAGGCCATTGAGCTTCCCTCCTATCGGATCTGCTGCGAACGCAGGTACTCGTCGTAGGCGTCCGGGTTCTCGTCGAACACCTTGTTGATGGCGGTCACCTCGTTGAAGTCCTCGGACTTGCCGAAGGCCTCGTGAGCGTGAGCGGAGACCTGGCTGTAGATGTCGGCGTTGTCGCCGCCGCCCTGGTAGCCGCGCTCCTCGAAGAGGATCTCGCCGGCCGTCTCCAGGCACTTGGCGATCACTGCGCAGTCCTCGTAGGACATCGACTCGGCCATCCGGAAGAGCACCGGGCCCAGCTCGGTCGGCGCGACCGGCAGGTTGTACTCGGCGGCCTTGGAGATGTACTCCCGGGTCAGCCGGAGGTCCCGCTCGCTCTTGGCGATCTCGGCGGCCTCCTTCTGCGCCTTCTCCAGCTCCTCGACCCGGCCGAGCGCCTTGGCGATCACGGCGTCTCGGTCCTCGTCGGAGAAGGCCTTGGAGAGCTCCTCCATCACCGACTGGGTGAAGCTGCCGGCCTGAGGAGCCTGGCGCTCGAAGAAGGCCGACTTGCCGACCGTGGCGAGCTCGGGAACGGGCTCGTCCTTCTCCTCCTCCTCACCCTTGTCCTCGACCCACTCGTAGGCCTGGCCCTGGTCGTCGTAGACGATGTCGCCGAACTCCAGGTTGTCTTCGTCGAGGGGCTGTCCCTCCTGGTTGTAGAGCTTGGGCATCTCTTCCTCCTCGGGAGCCCGCTTCGCAATGACGAACCTGGAAAGCTGGTTCGCTGCCTTGTCCACCGTGGAGATCTCGTCGATCTCCATGTCGGTCAAGTTCCGTCGCTGTGGCATGTCATCAACCTCTAGTTCTCAGTCTCACGGTGCTGTCCATTCGGTGTGTCAGACAGTGGACTCTGAGCTGTCCAGTCCGTGGTCCACGCCGAAGGCCGAGAAGGTGTCTCGCTTGGCGTAGGGCTGCCACGAGCCACTCTGCTTCCGCTTCAGCGCAGCATGCGTGCCAGCCGCAGCCGCAACCGCGCCAGCACCAAGCGCAGTGCGTCCACCATGACGGCCCACCGCCTTGAGACCCTTTACCGGGATGGCGTGCTCGCCCTTGGTGGCCAGCGCGATCTTGTACGGGTTCCCCTTGGCGTTGCGGCGGTGCTCCACCGGAGCCATCACCTTGGGCTTGGCCCCACGCCCTGCCTCGATCGTCTTCAGCCCGTGGTGCGCGGTGTACGCGCCGGCCCCGCCGGCAGCCACCAGGGACCCGCCCTCGTAGACCTTGGCCCGCTTCTGCCGGCTGGCCTCGGAGTCGAAGTTGCGCGCGGCGGGGGTCCAGGCCTTCTCCACCTCGGCCTCGATCTCCTTCAGCTTGACCGGCCGGCCCTCCTCACCGAAGAACCCCATCTCGATGACACCCATGTCCGTGCCTTCCGTCAGCCCCTTCTTCAGGGTGGTCTGCTTCTTGCGCCGCGCCTCGTCGCCATAGATCGCGGCCTGGTTGAACCCACCGATCCCGCCGATGCCACCGGAGACGATGCCGGTCTTGAGCGCGTAGCCCTCCATCTTCTTGGGCGTGACATCCTTCAGCCCCGGTGCCTTGCGCACCGCCCGGAGCACACCCGGCTTCTTGGCGGCCACCGCCGCGACTCCGGTGACGCCCAGACCGGTCAGGCCCATGGTGGAGGTGGTCCGGCCGATGGAGCTCTGCGCCTTGCGTCGGCGGCGCAGCTGGGCATCGCTCATCAGCGGCTTGTCCGACTTGGAGACCCGCTTGTCCGGCTTCCTGGAGGCCGCCAGCCCGCCGACTCCGGCTCCCGCCACGATCGCGCTTGGACCCCGCAACCTGCCCACCACCTTCGCTGTGCTCCCGTAGACGTGCGAGAAGTGCTCGGCCTGAGCCGCCACGCCTCGGAGCTGACCGGCCTTCCGGGCCACCTCCGGGTGCACCCCCTGGAAGACCTTCTTGTCCCGGGAGATCTCGCTCATCGAGCGCTCCGGGGTCATCGACTTCGGCCACGGCTTGTCCGGTCCATGCTTCTGCCGGTACTTGTGCATCTGCTTCAGCGAGAGTCGCTGGCCCTGTCGGCCACCCAACCCCGGCACCAGCTTCTGGGCCTCGTCGACGCTGGTGTTCGCGGTGTTGCGCCACTTGCGCTCCTGGCCCCGGAACAGCTTGTGCCCGCCGGCGCTGACCGCCAGTCCGGCCCCGCCGGCTCCGGCCAGAGTGCCGCTGTACTGGTCGTTGTGGCGCTGGGCCTTCTCCACCTTGGTCCGCTTCAGGCCGTACGCCGTGGTCGCGGCCCCACCGACCAGGAGCCCGGCAGCGGCCTTCTTGCCGCCCTTCATGTGCCGGATGATCTTGGCCTCGGGCGCGATCTTGCCCTGGACGTAGCCGTGCGAGAAGGCATGGCCGGCCTCCTTGCCCGACGGGGGCTTCACCCCAGCCTTGTGCGCGGCCTGCTGCTCGAAGCCCACCATCCCGCCCTGGTGCGCGTGGGTGCGGAAGCCGAGGATGCCACCGGGCGCGGCTCGGGCCACGTGCCGGTTCCGGATCGCAGCGCTGGCCAGCCGACCCGGCTTGGTCTTGCCCTTGGGCTCCTTCAGGTTGAGCACCGTGGTGAAGTCGGACTTGCCGCCTGGCACCCCGCCGGCGGCAAGCCCTGTCCCGGCCGCTACCCCACCGCCGGCGGCGATGGCCGCTCCGGAGGCGGTGCGCTCCTGTCGCTTGGTGGTCATGAACGCTTGCCGTGACCGTGGATCGAGAAGCCCGTACGCCGGCCGTCCTTGATCATCGACCACACCTCGGGGTCCTGGACCTGGAAGCCGACCCACCAGCCCGTCGGTACCGAGTCGGGAAGGCCCATGGCCTCGCGCTTCTCCTCGGTGACGATGAAGCTCTCGATCATCTCCGACTTCTTGATCGGCTCCCAGTTGTTCCGCAGGTGCATGTCCCCGCCCTTGCGGGACTTCATCACGTACTCGTAGCCGGCCTTCTCCATCTCCTCCGGCGCGATCACGTCGCCCTGCAGGTCCACCACCGGCTCGCCGTTGACCTCGACCACGCTGGCCCAGCCGAAGACCTGCTGCTTGTCCGGGTCGGCCTTGGCGAACTCGCCCTCCCAGATCACGTCGACCTCGCTGGGCTCCTCGTTCTTCTTGACCTTGTGATGGGTCAGCACCTTGTCCGGGAGCTTCTTCAGCACCCCCGACTTGGCGGTGTACTCGATCCCCTTCTTGGCCGCGACCTGCTTCGGGCTGGGGATCTTGGCTCGGGTCAGCTGACTCTTGGAGTCCGAAGCGTTGTTCAGCAGCTCACCCAGGTCCTTCTTGACCAGGGAGCCCTTCTTCTTCGTGTCCCCGTGCAGGATCTTGGTCGCCATGATCTCCCCGCCCAGACCGGCCACCTCCAGGGGCACCAGGCCGGTGGCCAGCTTCTCGTGGCTGACCGCGGTCTTCAGCGCCTTCCGCTTGGCCCCAGGTGCATGGAAGGCGAAGTTGGCCTTCTGCCCGGCCCGCGCGGCCAGGTAGCCACGCCGCAGGTTGTGCGTGCCCAGCGCCAGTCCAGCCGCCCCGGCGCCGGCGCCCACCGCGCTCAGCCCAGCGGTGATCTTGCGCTTCTTCCGCTCGTGAGCGGCCAGGTCAGACTGGGTCGGGCTCATCTTGCTGATCAGCTCGTCGGCGCCACCGCCGAACAACAGGTCGGCCACCTCGCGGAACGTCTCATCCGTGGCCAGCAGCTCGCGCACGTTGCTCATGTGTTCATCGTCCTCACCTGCGCTAGTCGAGAATCCCCCGTGGCAGCGGACGCTCGGTCTCCTCCACGTCCGGCTCGATGTAGTTCAGCTGCAGGGAGAGGGTCTCGTCCACCATCTCGCCGTGCAGCGGGGTCACGTTGTAGATCCCCTCGGTCACCCAGACCTGGTCGGCCTTCCGAGTCCCGTGCTCCAGCTCAGTGGTCTGGCCCTCGTAGGAGGCATGGCCCTCGTCCATCCGCAGGATCTGCACGTCGAAGTTGCGCCGGTCGATGTTGAGCAACCGGGCCGCTTCGTTCAGGCTCATCTCCCGCTCGATGATCTCGCTGGTCGGACCGGTGCCGTGGAACTCCGCCACCACCGAGCTGTGCGTGGGCGCCTCCATCCCTTCCGGCACCCGACCCTGGTAGGCGGTCCAGATGACAGCGTTGTACACGTCCTCCTCGTCGAAGATCAGCTCGTACTGCTGGTTGCCCAGCCACTGCTTCTGGTTGTGCCGGCCACTGCCGATGATGGCGTCGTACTCGTCCTCGATGGCCTGCTCGAACTTGTCGGTGGCGATCCGGTAGGCCTGGGACTGCGAGGTGTAGAAGCGCACGTCCTGGTGCAACTGCATCTTGCCTCCGTGCCAGTTCACGTCGTCATTGCGGTCCACCACCGCGTAGACCGGGTACTCGTGCCCGTTCTCGTCCTGGATCGAGATGGTCGGCCGGTCGTAGACGCGCTTGGGCCGCTTCGTCGGACGCCTGCGCTCTCCCTCCGCGATGATGTCGGCGAAGCTGCGCTCCATCTCCAGCCGCATCTGCGGGGTGACGGTCATCTCCAGGAGCTCCCGCCTGCGCTCGTCGGTCAGCTCCGGCTGGATCAGCTCGGCCCGGCCCCGGGTCATCTCCGGCCGGATCATCTCCACCGGAGTCATCTCGACCTTCTGGTTCATCTCCACGTTGCCGACCATCTCCACCGTCTCGGAGGCCATCTCCACCGGCGCCTCCTCCTCGGTGGTCTCGATCACCGGCCGGTCCGGCTCCTTGAACAGCGGGCCAGGCCGGGACGCCACTCGGGAGAACCGGCCCCGGTTCTCGGGGTCGCCTCCGCGCGGGTGCTCCTGGGGATCCCAGTCGGCCTTGGAGAACTTGTTCTCGATCAGCCGGAGCTCACAGCGGCAGTTCGGGTGCAGCCCCGGCGACCAGAACTCGCCCTGGTGGGTCACGAACTTCTCGTTGATCCCGACCTTCTTGCCGTGCAGCGGACCACAGACCGGGCAGACCCGCTCGTCCTTGGCGGTCAGCCACATCTTCTGGGCCCGGTCGTTGAGCCGGCCCTTGTCCTGGAGCCACATCCAGGCCAGCTGCTTGGCCTGCTCGTCGATGTTGTGCTCCTCCTGGTCAGACAGCTTCCGGTTCCGGGTGGTGAACGCCTTGTCGATGTAGGCCCGGGCCTTGGCCTTGATCGAGCGGGGCATCACATCACTGACCGGGGTGTCGAACTGCTTGGCCGCGGTGTAGGTACGCATCTGCCGTGGGGTCAGTCCGTAGGCATCCAGCACCCGGTCCGCCGCCGCTCGGGCCGGGACCCGCCGGTTCACCAGCCCGTTGAACCCCTCGGCCAGGGCCTCTCGGGAGGTGGCGTGGAAGTAGTCCCCGATCTTCTCCGCGTGCTTGTCGGCCAGGTCGTAGATCAGGCTGGCCGGCACGTCGCCGGCGTCCGCGTCCCGGTAGGCGTGCAGGTAGGCATCCGCGATCACCGGGGCGGAGACCTTCCGGAACCGCCAGAACGTGGCCTGCCAGGCCAGGTCCGCGATCCGGAGCAGCTGGTTGTGGGTGGGCTGGGAGAGCCCCCGGACCTCCTTCTTCATCTGGTCCACCATCGAGGCCCGAGCCACCGCCAGGGCCGCCTCGATGGCCCGGGCCGGCGACCCCAGGTAGGCCCCGGCACGAGGGATGTCCTGGGGTCGCAGGTCCGTCGGGTTGAACCGGAGCTCAACGTACGGGGCTGTGGTCATCAGCTACTCGGGTTGTTGAGCCGGTGCATCGCCCGCATCAGCGTCCGCAGTGCGTCATCGTGTACTGCGTTGAACGCCTGCGTCTGCTCCGGGTTGGTGAGCTCGCCGGCTCCTTCCTCCCAGTCCGAGGCCAGGTTCCGAATCGTCTCGATCTCGTCCTCGTCCTTGTCCTCCAGCGTCTCCAGCTGATCTGCGATCGATCGAGCCAGGTTGATGTTGGCCTGCACGTTCCCGGTCACCGCCGCGCGAGCCGTCTTGGTCTGCGGCTGGGCCCGGACCACCTCACGTTGGGTGGCCGCGCTCTGCCGTGCCTCTCGGGTCTCCGAGGACATGCCGCTGGTCAGCGCCCGGGCCCGCTGGAGGTACTCCATCTGCTCCACGATCGCGTCCGGATCCCGGCGCAGCTTGGCTACCGCCGGCGCGGTGGTGTCCACGCCCAGGTCCTGCAGCACGGCGTTGGACAGCGGCTGCTCCGGGTTGATCTGCAGCGCCCGGTGCATCCCGGCCAGCGCTCGGTGCTCCGAGGCGTACTCCTGCTCGGTCATCCCGGACAGTGGCACCGCGTTCACCACCCCGCTGCGTGCCTTCCGGTCGATCCGGTTCAGCTCCTTGTCGACCTCGCTCCGGCTGGCCCCGGCCTCGTAGGCGTCCTCATCGAACTTGGGCGGGAACTTGGGGTAGCTCTGGATGTTCTTCCGGTCGAACTTCTCCCGGTTCAGCCCGCCGTAGGCCGCTTCCCACTCCCGGCGCAGACCGGGTTCGTTGACCTCGGCCATGCCCAGGTACCGGCCCACCCAGTTGTTGAAGCCCTCCAGGTTGTCGGCGTCCTTCAGCTCATCGCCAGTCATGTCCAGGTACCGCTTGATGTCCGGGTCGGCCTGGGACTTCGGCCCGAGCTTGCCCTTGGCGTTCTCCTGGATCTTGGTCGCCACCTCGGAGACCTTGTACTCGTTCTGGGCCCCGGCCAGTGCCTTGCGCCGCTCCTTCTCGGTGCTCTTCCGGTCCCCGCCGGCACTGACGGCAGCGGCCTCCTCGGTCTCCACCGGGACGGCCCGACCGGGCGCGTGTCGAGTGCCCTGGTAGTCGGCGTGGGAAGCAGAGAACTTCTGGCCCGGGTTGGCCTTGGTGCCGTACAGGCCGGCCTTGGCCGCCGTGGGCCGGTTCCGGCCCGGCTCCACATAGCCGCGGTCCAGCGCGGTCTCGATCTTCTTGCCCTCGTCCCGAGGCGGGGTCCAGCGCGGCTGCTTGATGTAGTAGGGGAACTGCTCCTGCAGCGCGTCCAGGGCGGCCTTGTAGCCGGCGCTGTTCAGCCGGAACTTGGTCTCCTTCTGGTCCATCAGGTCGTCGTAGACCGAGGCCCGGATCCTGGCCTTCTCCGCCTCACTGGCGTTGGCGCCCCGGGAAGTGATGATCGCCTCGGCCCGCTTCTCGTCCTGCTCGGTGATGTAGGGGTTCTCCTTGAACTCATCGATCCGCTCCCGGATCGCCTCCATTCGGTCCCGCTGGGTCCAGCCAGCGCCCGACATCTCCTCCTTGACCTCGTTCTCGATCTGCTGGCGCATCTCCGGGTCGATGTCGATCCGCTCCACCTGCTGGGACTGCACCGCGTCCAGGAGCTGCTCGTAGCGCCTGGTCATCCGGCGGGCCTTGTCGTTGTGCCGACGCCCGCCCCTGAAGTCCGGCTCGAACTCCATCACGTAGGTGCCCGAGCGCGAGGTGACCGTGACCCGGCGGGCTCCCATCATCATCGCGGTGTAGATGTCTTCGCTGGTCAGCCCGCCGACGCTCCGGGTACGGATGTACTCCCCGCCCTTCAGACCCTTGAGGTTCTTCAGGTTGAACGGGAGGTAGTGATCATCGCCGTAACCCACCGCCTGGGTGACGATCTGCCCATCCGCATTCAGGATCACGCCCTCGGACGGTGGCGTGTTCCCGCTGGCCAGCTGAAGCTCGTAGAGGTTCTTCTTGGGCAGCTTGGCCCGCAGATGGTCCACGATGGCCCGTCGACCCGGTTCCCGCTCGCCCCACTCCGGAGCGCGCTGCTCCAGGGCCATCCGGTTCTCGGCCATCCGGTGAACCTGCGGCGCTCCACCTTCCTTGGCCCGTGGCGCCTTCCCACGCGGGCGGGTGGCATAGCCGCGGACAGCCTCTTCCTGCTCGGCCTCGGACAGGTCGCCCCAGACCTTGCCCTGCTTGATGCCCTGGTCGTAGGCCCGGACCAGGTTCCGCTCCGGACTCTTCTCGGTGCCCCGGTATCGGTAGGCGGTCTTGCGCGTGGTCGGGCCCAGCACCGCCTCGGCCTGCGGACCGGCACTGCCCACGATCGAGGCGAACTTGCCGGCCATCTGGGCCTTGGGCCCACCCACCGAGGAGATCAGATCCCCGCTGGCCGCCAGCCGGCCGTACAGCTTGGCGTTGGAGTTCTGGGCGTCTCCCGAGGAGAGCCACTTCTCCGAGAAGGACCGACCAGCCCCGCCCTCGACGTTGTTGATCGCCTCGATCTGCTGGGAGTTCATCCCGCCGCCCAGCGCGGTGGCCAGTCCGAAGGCAGCTCCGCCGGCGGTCAGCGTGGTCGGCTTGGCCTCCACCCCCAGCAGCCTGAAGTCCGGGTCGGCCAGGTCGTCGATCGGCGGCTTGGTACCGAAGTGCACCTGGGAGAAGTCGTTCCCGTTCCGGTCCCGGTAGTGCAGCATCACCGAGGTGTTGCCGCCGGGACCGGTGGAGGCCCGCACCGCCTGCATGAAGCCGGACAGCTGGCGGTACTCGTCCTGGAACCGGACCCGGTCCTCCTCGGTCAGCTTCTTGCCACTGCGCGACCGGGACGGCGTGGATGCCCCGGTGAGCTGGGTGAAGACCTTGTCGTCCAGCTCCTTGGTCTGGTTGTGGCTGATCTTGGTCCGGAACTGACCGGAGCCCGGGTCCCGGTTGAAGTCCTGCTCCCGCCAGACATAGCCGTACTGGTAGGGGTTCTTCTTGCCCTGCGCCTTGCTGATCGGGTCGGCCAGCTGCTTCTCGATCAGCGCGATGGCCTGGGCGTAGGCGACCGCCTCCTGGCTGTCCATGCCCTTGGCCACCAGCCGGACGTGCGCCTTCTTCAGGTCCGCCAGCTGAGCCTGCAGGGTCTCGTTGAGATGGCGCTGCAGGGTGCCCAGGTTCTTCTCCACCGTCTCCTCGAAGTAGTCCGAGGTCACGACGTGGCAGAACACCTCGGCGGTGTCGTCGTCCATCTTCATCACCAGGTCGAAGGCCTTCTGAGCCGCCTCCTGGTTGTAGTGGGGGTCGTCCGAGGCCGGCGCCTGCATCTTCTTGATCTGACCCTTGCGCCGGGCCTTGAGCGCCCTGCGCCGCTCCCGCTCCTCGTAGGAGGGGAACTGGTTGGCCAGCGCCCCGCCGATCACGCCGACGCTCAGCGGCTTGAGCCAGCCCTGCATCTGGGCGTTCTTCCGCACCTTGCGCTTCTTCTTGGCCGGGTCGTTCTTGCCGCCCTTGACGTAGCCGTGGCCTGCCTCGTGCCACTTGGCCGCGATATCCGGGTGATGGATGTGCATGTAGGCGGCCTGCTTGTTACTGGCGTACGGCATCTCAGCCTCTCTTCTTCGGCGGCTGCTTCCGCGGTGGCATCTTCTTGGCCGCCCCCTTCTTGGGCGGCGTGGCCGGCTGCTTCTTCCCGGCCACCGGACGACCGAACTTGGCCTTGTCCTTCATGGACTGACTCTGCAGCTTGGCCTGCTGGGCAGCCGAGCGATCCTTGAGCCGCAACTGCTCCTTGGTTCGCTTGTGGTCGCGCTCGGCCATCACGTCCTGGAGCCGCAGCTTCTCCTTCTCCCGGCCGTGCGCGGACTGGGCCACCTTCTCCTCGGCCTGCATCCGCTGCAGCTCCCGGCCGTGCTGCTTCTCCGCGTTCGGGTCTTCCGGCGGCGGCTGGTTCTGCAGGGCCATCTGCTGCTCCTGCATCTGCAGCTCCTGCTCCTGGGTGGCTGGGTGTGGGGTCGCGGCGTGCATCTCGGCCTGCTCCGGGGTCATGCCCTGGGCGGTGAGCTCGGCCTTCTGCTGGATCCCGAGCAGCTCCATCTGGCTCTGCCCGTACTCCATCGCCTTCTCCTGCTCCAGCATCATCCTCTTGTAGTCCACGTCCTCGTCGGTCATCTCCGGCAGGCGGGCGATCTCGCGGACGTACTTCTCCAGCTCCGGGTCCGGGAACCACTGCATGCCGGCGCCGGCGGTGGAGGAGATGAAGGCAGCCAGTTGCTGCAGGTCAGGCGGGTCGACGTTGGTGGGCTCGAACCGAGGCAGCTGGTCCAGCTTCCAGCCGTTGACCGCGAACAGCCGGGGCACCGCGTACCGGTTCAGGGTGTCCGCGATGGCCTTGGTGATCGCGTTCAGCGCGGCCCGGAAGATGCCGGTCTTGTCGGTGTGCAGCGAGTAGGAGCCGGTGGACTCGTGGCCGACCAGGATGAAGTCGGCCAGCACGCTCATCAGGATCCGCTGCTCATAGCGCTGGATGATCGAGTTGGTGTCGAACTGCCGGGTGCCACCCGAGCTCATCAGCTCGAAGTCGAACAGCGGCTGCTTGGTGTCCGGGTCGTACTGGGTGGGCAGCACCAGGCCTTCGTTCTCGTCCCGGCGGACGCCTCGGACCATCTTCCGGAAGGCCTCCACCGTCTTGGCCTGGGGCGTGCCCTTCTGAGCGGTCAGGTAGTCGGCGGGGACCCTACCGACGGGCATGCCGGCCAGGTCGCGCTCCACCCCGATCGCCTCGAACTCTTCGAGCCGCTTCTTGAAGTACCAGGCCCGGTAGGCGGTACGGAGCAAGGAGACACCCTCCGGGTTGCCCTTGGCGATGCTGGTGCGGAACAGGATCGACTTCTCGATCGGGATCACCGTGGTCTGGTAGCGGGGCGGCGCCATCTGGACCAACGCACGGACTCCACCGGTCTCGTCGAAGCTCCACCGCAGCATCGTCTCCTGCGCCCGGATCGGCATCTTCCGCCAGCCGATCAGCCCATCCTCGTACTTGCTCCGCTTCCTCGGGTCCTTCTCCCAGGGCCCGATCCGACGCTTGTAGACGATCTCGTGCCAGCTCCAGCCGTAGATCATCATGGAGAGCACCTCACCGATGAAGTCGTCCCAGCTGTGGGACATGTCCTCCATGCAGGACTCCAGGAACTCCTGGGCCAGCACCCCCTCATCGGTCTGCTCGGCGGGGAGCACCTTCCACTCCACCTCGCGGATCAGCTTGTCGATGCTGAACAGCAGGGCGCCGACCATCGAGTCGTTGGCCGACATCTCCCGGTAGACCCGGACCGCCTTGCGGCCACGCAGTGCCGGCAGGAACTCCTCGTCGATGTAGCCGGAGACGCGCTTGACCCCGGTGACACCGAGCTCCTCCATGGGTCCGACGCGCTGCGGGATCTCATCCCCGGCGTTGTCCTCGTCCCAGGTGGAGATGTCGCCCTGAGGAAGCCGAACGTCTGCCATGCCCCCATCGTCGCAGCGATGTCACGCCTAGACAGACTGACTAAGTTGAGGCTATGGCTGACCCCGAGACCAGGGTGCTCGTTCCCCTGAGTGGCCTGTCGGATCGACAGCTGCTGTTCTACATCATTGACACTCTCGACCAGATGGAGAAGCGCATGGCAGATCTCAGCAAGTCGGTGGCAGACCTTCAGTCCGCCGTGGACGACATCAACGCCCGGTTCGCCGGCAAGGTTCAGGAGCTCCAGGAGGCTCTGGACGCCGCCAACCAGGCCCTGGCCGACGAGGAGCTCGACGACGCTGCGATGCAGCAGCAGCTCCAGGAGGCCCTTGACCAGGCCAGCCAGGCCGCAGACGCGATCAACGAGCAGATCGACGAGCTCAACCAGATCGGTGCAAACCCGGAGACCCCGGTCGAGCCCGACACTGGTGGCGACACCGGCTCCGAAGAGCCTCCGCCGGACGGCAGCACCGAGGAGCCGCCCGAGCCGGACGATGGCCAGGACAGCGGAGCCACCGAGCCCGACGACTCCCAGCCGCACCCGGACAACACCCTGCCCGGCGACCTGCCGTCCAACCCGGACGACCCGCACCCGGACAACACCCTGCCCGGCGACCTGCCGCGCGACCCGGACACCGGCCAGTTCGTCTCGCCCGAGTCCTGAGCTCCACGAGACCCAGCCCCTGGTGTACCCGAGGCATCAGGGGCTGTCTCATGTTCAGACCATCAGGTCGAACTCCTCGGGCACCTCATCGGACTTGTTCTGCACCGAGCCGACCACCCAGGGACCTGGCTTCCGCTTGGCGTCCCGGTTCTCCTGCATCTCCTTCTCGATCCAGGTCGGGCCGTGGTCACCGGGCACCATGATCGGCTGGGCCGGGATGGCCCGCTTGGAGACCAGCCGCCAGCCCAGCGCCATCGAGCAGATCTCGTCGGGCAGGTGGAACTCCTTGCCGCGCGCGTAGATCATCTCCACCGAGGCATACAGGTGGGACTTGTAGAAGACCGGGATCCGAGGGGCGCGCCACTTCCCGTTCTCCACCGCGGAGATGTACTCGCTGAGCATGTTGTCCCGCTGGGCACCGGTCATCAGGAAGCCCCGGGCCCGCCGGTCCACGTAGTCCGCGACCACGGCTCCGAGCCCAGTGGCATCGTGGATGCCCTCGGCGTTGTACTCCTTCATCAGCCGGTTGAAGTGCCCGATCATCACTGGGTAGGGGTGCCGGCGCATCCGCAGCCAGTGCACCACCCGGACCGGGAAGAAGCTCACATCGGTCACCGTGATCACCGTCCAGTCCTGGGCCTGAGCCCAGTCCGCACTGATCACGTACTCCGCGGAGGAGTTCGGGTTCTCGAACCGGTACTCCTGGCGCTCCTTCTGCACCGACTCGTGGATGGTGTCGGTGGGCAGTGAGAACATCTCCTCCACCGCCTGGGAGTCGATGGCACGGTTGCCGATCGAGGGCTCACCCAGGTCGTACTCCACCCGCCACATCTCGGTCGGGATCTCGCGCTTCTTCTGGTCGATGGTCTCCTGGTCCAGCCAGCCATCGATCGGGTTGGAGGTGTCCCGGTAGCACCAGGTGAAGATCGGCAGCCCCTCCTCCTGGAAGCGCTGGTACTCGTGCGCGAAGGTCTTGTCCGGGTACTGCCAGGTCGAGCTCATCGCGGTCTGCGGCCGGACGATCTCCCCGCGCCAGTTCTGCTGCGGCATCGGCTGGCCCTTGGCCGCATCGAAGATGGCCTGGTCCATCTCGTCGATCTCATCCAGCAACAGGGTCGGTGGGTGCGGGCCACGCACGGTCTTCTGGCTGGCGGTCAGCGGCATGATCACGGCCTTGTTGAACAGCCGGATCTTGGTGGCGCTCTCCTCGCGGACCAGGTAGTTCGGGGCGTGCTCGGACTCCCAGGCATCGCGGATGGTGTTGTGGATGTTGATCGACTGGTTCAGCGAGCCACCGACGATGTTCACGTCCGAGCCCTTCACCGCGGCCATGGTGATGCCCAGGATGGAGAGCAGCCGGGACTTCCCGGACAGACCACGAGAGCCGTGGATCAGGATCTGCGGCTCGCGGTTGAAGTAGGCGCAGGCGAAGGCGTCGAAGGGGGCATCGTGCTCGCCGCACACCTTGTGCCGGGGGATGGTGATCCCCCACATGACCTTGACCAGCTCGTACAGCTCATCATCGGTCCTGGGGGCCCGACCCAGCATCAGCGTCATGTGGAGTGTTCTACTCCATGGCCGTGCAACAGGTCAGGCAGCGCGTAGCCGGAGGCGATCCAGGGGATGTAGGTGGTCCAGATGCCGGCTGGTGTCTCCACCTGGTAGGTCCAGGGCACCGCATCGTTGTCGGTGGCCGTGACCCAGGCAGTGAAGCTGCCGTCCCTGCCGGTCTGGATCGTGGGCGCCAGACAGGCCCAGGTGATGTTGTCTACCACCACCCAGAGCCTGCTGGGTATGAACCGGACCAGGCCCTGGACCGGTCGTCCCTGCGAAGTGGTGAAGGAGCCGGTGATCATGCAGGCGCTGACCATGACTCCATCCTATCCACTACATCTAGCGGTTCTTGCCCTTGGAGTGCGGGATTCGGACCTCATTGAGGTCCCAGGACCAGCCGACGTACTTCAGGTGCCAGTTCCGCTCGATCCAGCCCAGGTCCACCGTGCCGACTCCGCCATAGCCGTTCACGTCGGTGGAGCGCACCATGAAGGTGCCGTCCTTATTCCGGTCTCCCAGGCTCAGCGCGATATGGCCATAGCTCCGAGAGCCCCCGGTCCAGAACACCGGGGCACCACGCGGAGGGCGCCGATCGGTGTGCCGGTCATTGGTGTTGGCCCAGGCCAGGGCTGCGGTCCCGTACCTGGCTGGGATACCGCACCAGGTGCGCACCTGCTGTAGGCAGTAGCCCGGGGCGTTGTGCCGGTCGTTCTCTGCATTGCGTGCGCACACGCTGGCGCGATATGCCATTACTCCTCCGTGTCGCTGCCGTCGCCGTAGGGATTGCCGCCAACACCCTCGGGCTCGGTCTCTTCACCGGTCTCGTCGCCGGGCTTGCCCTCGGCGGCGCCCTCGGCGTCCTCCACCTCACCAGGCCGGTCGGCCGGGTTCTGCCAGCCGCTCTGATCCGGGCGGTCCGGGTTGAGCGCGTCCTCCTTCATGGCCGCAAACCGGCCCGCCTGCTCGGCGTCCACCTCACGGTCGGGGTACACGATCTGCCCCTTGATGCCGCTGCCACCCTCATCCATCTCGATGTCGGAGTCGGAGGTCTCGTGCTCATACGGATTGGCGGTCATGTCTTCATCCTTCCCTAGTTGCCTAGTCGTACGGTGCCCGAACTACACGTCCTCTTCCCAGATGATGTGGATCTCGCCGCACCGCGGGACCTCGGCGGTAGTGGCCACCAGGGAGTAGTCGTTGGCGTTGGCGTCGGCCTTGGCCGGGTCCTTCCAGTCCAGCCCGAACCCCTTGGCCGAGCCGTCCTTGATGTCGTCCCGGAACTGGCCGGGCAGGTCGAACCACTTGCCCTGGCCCTTGGCCAGCTGGCCCAGCTTCTGGGTCTGGTTGCGCACGATCGCGCCGCCGGTGGCCGGCAAGTCGGCGGTGTTCTTGTAGGCGTGCCAGAACATGTAGATGTTGGCGTTGGCCGCACCCGAGTCGTTGTGCCGGTAGATGTAGACCTGGGCCGAGGTGATCCGGGACTTGGTGCTGAAGTTGTCCGGGAACTGCCGGCCGTACATCCACAGCCCCATCGAGCGCGGGGACTTCTGCTGGATCAGCCGACCAGCCGCCCACTCGTTCCGCTTCCAGGAGCCGGTGGCGTTGGGCAGGAAGCCGACCTCGCGCTTGAGCACCCGGGGCTCATCCACCCCGCCCTTGGGGATGTTCAGCTGAGCCTGGGTGGCCAGCGACCAGTTTCCGTTCTGGTCCACCGCCCAGGCCCCGAAGTGGTAGTTGGTGTCGCCCTTGAGCTGGGTGCCGTCGGTGGCGTTCCGCGGCCACTGCTTGTAGATCAGCTTGGAGTTGTCTCCGTGCCGACCAGCCCCGTAGGTCCAGTCGCTCCAGGGCTCGTAGGGGTAGCTGCTGTCGGTCTGCGAGGTGTAGGTGCCACCGAACGGCGTGGTCGGCGCCTGACCGCCGTAGTCGGTGAGCACCCGGATCATCGGCACCGTGGGGTCGTGGGCCGCGAGCGGCATCCGCACCCCGACCCGGATGTAGCGGGTCTTCAGGGTCTTCTTGCCACCGACGGTGTCGAAGTCCTCGACCAGGATCAGCCCGACCTCGGGCTTGACCGGAGGCGTGGTGTCGTAGGAGTAGGCCTTGACCCAGACTCCGGACCGCTTCACGTAGGCGTTGGTGCAGGCGGTCCAGATCCCGGAGTACTTGACGTAGGGGCGCTGGCAGAGCACCCACTCGTCGTCGACCTTCTGGTAGAGCGCCACTACTACACCTGGAAGAACACGTCGCCGTTGTTGCCGCTGGAGTTCGGCGGGACCGAGGTGCCCGAGGTGATCGCCGGCGGGATCGCCGGCCAGGCCTGCCAGGTCGCACCATCGAAGTAGTAGACCTGGTTGTTGTCCCTGGTGAAGGCGAACATGCCCTCCTCCAGCCCGGCCGCTGCGGTCGCGGTGTCTCGCGCGGATGCATTGGCGTAGACCCCGATCACCCGCTTCTCGATCATCTTGGCGAGCTGGGTCATGTCGTCTACGACATCGGGGTCATCGCCGGCCACCGGGACGCGAAAGCCCTGGGCGGGGGTGGTTCCTGGCATGGCTGCCTCCTTGTTCAGATGGTCTCATCGCTGGCTAGACGCTCGGCGGCACTGGCGGCGGCGCTGGGGGCGGCTCCTCGGGGAACATCGGCTTGTCCTCAGCCTCCGGCTGCGGGGTGACCTTGTTGGTGGGCGTGGTGAACTTCCGCGCCAGGATGGCCAGGCCGATGGTGACCACCGCCATGATCGCGGCGATCTTGTCGTTGTCCAGGTCCACACCGAAGGCCAGCAGCAGCACCAGCACGGCCTCCACGAATCCGGTGATCAGCACCGGCTCGTTCTTGATGATGTCTCCGTCGAGCTTCATGACTCCTCCTAGTTGTCCGCCGCAATGGCACTCTGGGTCAGATAGCTCATATCGTCTCCTCTCAGGCCGCCGGGAACGAGAAGCCGCCGTAGGCACCGGTGCCATAGTCGGACTTGATGTTGCCGACGGTGTCCACGAAGACCCCGGACTGCACTCCCCCCGCCTGCACGGCAGGGCGGATCACCTGCACTGCCGGCCAGCAGCCGGGCGGGAGGGTGGCCAGGATGGCACCGGACGTGCCGGACTTGCTGCCCGCCATCTCCACGTAGACGTTGCCCGACCTACGGGTGTACTGGATGGTCCCGGTCATGTTCGCGGTGGGCGTCAGCGAGGTCCAGGGGATGTCCGGGGCAGAGAACAGCGCGGTCGGCACCTGGTGGACGTTGAGCCTCGGCGCGAGGTTCGAGGCGGGGAGGATGCTCATGGTCCCGCCGCTGATCTGATAGGCCGCCAACCGCAGTTTCGCCCCCGCCGCGAGGTTGGCCTGATCGGCGACGACGGCGCTGAAGTAGGAGGCCGATGAGGCGGCTATCTCTGCACGACCCAATTGGGTGGCAAGGCTGACTCCGGGATCGGCACCAGTCCACGTCTCCAGAGTCAGCAGCCGCCGACCGCCCGCCCCCACCGCGTCGAAGGTGACGTTGGCGGAGAAGGCGTAGACCCCGGCCCGCGCCACCGTGACCACACTCCCGGCGACGGAGAACACCCCACCGATGTTGTGGTCCGGCGTAGCGGAAAGGTCCACAGCGGCAACCGCCGCATTGGAGAGGGTCTGGCCCGGTCCCCGGAACCCAGCCGCCGCCGGAGCGCTGCTCCCACCGGAGAGCAGCACCGCTTGGAGGACACCGGTGACCCCGTTGAAGATGTTCGCTGCGTCGATGTAGCGCCAGACCCCAAGAGTGTCCCCGGCATTCAGCGCCAGGCAGTATGAGACCGGTAGATTCCCCGAGGCGTTGTTGGCGTTGGTGTCCACGAGCTGCGCGTTCGTGGGAAGCGCCCCGTTGATCCCGACCCCGACACCTTTGCGCCCGGTGGCCGAGGAGCCGGTGTTGAACGAGGCGATCCCGGTGACGAGGTAGTAGCCGGTCACTGGCACGGTGAGCCCGTTGCTGCCCAGCGCCATTCCGCCCATCAATGGGTCGACGGTGATCGTCGTGGGCGTACCTGTGATCTGGAGCCAGCCGGTGGTTGCACCCGTAGAGTTCAACGGGATGTTGCAGCCGCCCCGTACCTCGTAGCCCGGCTGGCCCAGCCCGATCGGGGTCTCGATGCCGGCCGAGTTCTTCCGGTACAACACGTCGTCGGTCTTGGTGTAGAGCTGGTTCCGGCCCGTTGCCGGGTTCCAACTCGGAGTCGGGATCTCGGCCAGGTCCAGGGGCGCGTCGTAACCGGGCATCAGCCCTCCAGATACAGGTTGTAGTAGCCGGCGGCCAGCGAGCCCAGCCCACTGCGCACGTCGATCGAGGAGGCGATGGACCCGCTGGTGGGCCGCCAGTCGACCAGCCTGGTCTCCCCCGAGGAGTCCACCGCGGTCACCTCGCGCACCTGCACGCCCAGGGTGTGGGAGACCGAGTACCAGGTCCCAGCCGTGGCCATCGCCGGCGAGGCCACCGTCTGCCCCGCCGCGCCGCCCCCGCCTCCGGCACCGGCCGGGGCCGCGGTGGCCAACCGATGCGCGATGAACTGGTTCCGGGTGTTCTCGAACTGCACCTGGCCCGCCGTCTGACAGGCCACGAACGCCTCGAAGATGTCCCCGGCCTGGCAGTCCCAGTCGGCGAAGACCACCCCGGAGTGCCAGCCGGCACCGGACTCCACGGTCTCCACCACCTTGATCGCGGTCCCGCCCCGGATCAGGTTCATCCGCTCGATGGCGTACCCGGAGCCGGCGTTGGTGAACTCGAACTGGACCGCCACGTGGTAGACCCCGGCCTTGGCCACCACATGCCGGCCGAAGGAGTCCACGGTCATCCCGCCGCCGGTACCGCTCACCGTCTTGAACGGCATGATCCCGCCGCCAGTGGTGCCCGTGTAGTTCGCGTTCAGGAACAGCATCTGCCACTCCAGCGTCTCCACGCTGAGGTTGGCCCAGTTCATCGCGGTGCTGCCCACCACGTCGGTGGCCCGGAAGCTGGTGCCCCACCTGGTGCCGCCGTTGACCGAGCCGGCCTGGATGGCCACCATCGCCCCGGCCAGCTCGGCCGCGGTGTCTGCATCGCCGGCGCGGATCCAGGCCGCGGCGTCGGCCAGGTAGATGCCGTTGTCGGCGGCCGTGGTCTGTCCGGCCACCAGGATCCGGTCCCCGGCCGCGGTGGTGAAGGAGTCGATGCTCTGGTTTCCGGACAGGGTGATGTTGGTGGTGGAGACCAGCCGGCACTCCACCAGCGGCCAGTTCGCCTTAGGAGCCGCGGTGGCATCCATCCTGGCCACCACGTTGTCGATGTAGCCGGTGTGAGCCGCTGCGTCCGAGCCGACGTGACCGAGTCGGAAGTTGATCCGGGCCAGGGTGTGGTTGGCCGGGATGGCCAGCGCGCGGGTGGCATGAGTCCAGTTGGTGTTGGAGAACACCACCGGCGCACCACCGGTCACATAGGTGCCGGTGGCGAAGAAGTTCGGCGCGCCGTTGCTGGCATCCGCCGAGGTCTGCAGCTCGCAGGTGAACTGAGCGCCCACCTCGCCCTTCATGTCGTAGTCCAGCAGCAGCGTGCTGCCGCCCTGGACCGGGAACACATCGGACTGACAGACCACGTTGTCACCAGCGGTTGCCGAGATGGTGGCCTTGAGCGAGGCCAGCCCGCCGGCGTACACGGTGGTGTCCTGAGCCACCGAGGTGGTGCCTGAGTGCCAGAAGCCGCTCCAGGCCAAGGGCTCGACCGGTGGGGTGCCGGCCTTGGCTATCTCCATGTCCCCGTTGGCGATCAGCGAGACCGCCTGCTGGGCCACCTGAAGGGCATACTCCGAGGACGGCGTCTTCACCCACATCAGCCCGTCGGCCCGGGGATAGAGGAAGGTCCGCCCGGTCGTCGGGGTTCTGGTCGGGGAACCCAGCTGGGCCATGTCCAGTGGCGCGTCGAGTCCTGGCATCAACAGCCAACGTTCACGTTGTAGTAGCTGGCCGCCCGGCCCCCGGGCACGTCACAGCGGATGTCGATCTGGGTGAGCGGGTTGGTGGAGTTCACCCGCCAGTCCAGGAGCCGGCCCTCACCAGAGGACACCTCCTCGAAGGAGACGTGCCGAGCTCGGGACTGCATGTTGTGAGTGATGGTGGCCCAGACCCCGGCGGTCAACGAGGGCGACAGGGTGGCGTACTGACCCATCACGCCCAGGTTCTGCCGAACGCTGAGCTGACCGGCCGCGGTGGTGGCATCGGCACCGGTTCCGCCCTTGGCCGGGGGCAGGATGCCGGCGACCTTGGCGGTGGTCAGGTCCACCGCACCCGTGGCCAGCTGAGTGCCACCGATCCCGCCCGCCTTGACCTGCAGGATGTCCGAGGGCGCCTCGATGGTGGTGTTGTCCAGCCGGACATCCAGGGTGTTCCCGGTCTTCAGCAGTCCGATGCCGTCGGTGATCTGACCGGCCCCGGAGAACTGGGTCCAGGTGATCGCGGTGGTGCCCAGGGTGCCGCCGGCCTTGGAGGTGCACACGTAGCCGTTGTTGATGTTGGCCGAGCCGTCCTCGACGAAGGTGTAGGCCCCGGGCACCTCGATCCAGCTGTCCATGTCGGTGGCCCTGGTCCACGCGCCCGAGGCGACCACGTAGATGCCGTTGTTCGCCGCGGTGCTCTGGTTCATCACCAGCACCCGGTCGCCAACCACTACAGCCACGGTATCGATGGTCTGCGTGCCGGACAGGGTGATGTTCGCGGTGGTGGCCACTCGCACACTGCCCTTGGAGTCCAAGCCGGCAGCCACCGCGTCCAGCTCGTTGCGGTTGACCGCGTCCGTGCCGGCCGCCGAAGCGCCCAGCTGGGTCAGCCGCTGCCCGTTCATGTTGATCAGCGCGGTGGGCGAGGCCAGCTGGTTGAGGGAGGCGGTGCCGGGCATGGCCGAGTTGCCGCTGAACCCCAGGGTGCGCATCGACGGCACGGCAGTGGTGCCGTCCTTGTTGCCGGCGGCGATCTGGGTGTCGGTGATCGTGGCATTGGCGATCTTGGCCGCGGTGACCACCAGGTTGTCGATGGTCCAGATGCCCGAGGAGATGGTGATGTCGCCCTTGTCCCCGTCGGTGAGGTTGGCGACCGCAGCGTTGTCGCACTGGGTCCAGACCGGTCCGGTGGCGTTGGTGCAGACCTTGAGCTGGTTGTTGGTGGTGTCGTACCAGAGCTGGCCCGCGATGGGCGAGGCCGGTGGCGAGGCTGCGGCCGCCTGCGGTGCCACCAGATCCACGGTGGGGATCTTGGTGAACTTCACCTGTGAGTCGAAGGTGGGCATCGCGTCTCCTCGTCCTTAGGCCGCAACCGCGCCGTACACGATCATCAGCCCAGTCACTGGGTGATAGAAAGTCATGGTGATCGTGTCGGCGGTCTTGGTCACGTCTCCGAACCGCTGGACTCCACCCGAGTCGTAGAACTCGATCTCCAGTCCCTTGGTCCCCAGGCCATGGTTGTAGCCCACCGTGGTGGTGGCCGTGGTGTAGTTCTGCTCGTAGTAGAAGACGTTCGCATCCCCGACCCCGGCCGCGCCACCACCGGAGAGTGCCTCCACCCGGCCCGAGGACAGGTTGATCACCAGCGGGTACTTGACCGGCACCTCGTCCGCAGTCAGGAAGGACGCCGAGGCCCAGGGCGAGGGCAGCGAGGTGTTCACACCCCAGGTGCGTACCTGCCACTCCACGTGCTTGGAGTAGTCGTAGGTGCCACCGGCAAGGGTGTAGTTCCGGGTCGCGGTGATGTTCACCGGTGGCGAGGTGACATTCCAGGTACTGGTGCCCACCTCCCGGTGCTGGAGCTCGAACTGGGTCTGGTCCGAGCCGTCGGTGCTGTTGTAGGTCCAGCTCATCACCACGGGGTTGAGGCCATCGACCACGATGTCGCCACCGGGAGCCAGTGCGGTCGGGGCGGCTGGGGCTGTCGTGACACCTGAGGACTCGTCGGTCACCACGTAGGCCGAGTAGAGCGAGAGCTCTTCGGTGGCCTTGGTTCGGAGCTGGTACTTGTACTTGTTCGCCACCGAGGTGCCGGTGTGCGCGTGCGTGGTGACTCCGGCTGCCTTGGTGGCCAGCAGGGACCAGCCGCCCCCGTTGACCGAGACCCAGATCTCGGTCTGGTACTCGCTATAGCCGACGTTGTTGGTCCAGGCCAGGTTCTGGGTGGTGCCCGCCGTGGTCCGGCTCACGCCCACGGGAGCTCCCGGCGAGGTGTACTCATCGTTGGTCTGCACCGCCGCCGAGCTGCCAGCGCTGTTGGCCGCCCAGACCCGATAGGTGTACTTCCGGTTCGCCTGGGCGCCGGCCATCACCGAGCCGGAGGTGGCCCCGGTCGCGCCGCCGTTCATGATCCGGGTCCAGGACTCGAAGTTGTAGGTGTACCGGTCTACGTAGACCGCTTGGTACGGCTCACCAACGGTGGGCTGCTGCAGCCACTGCACCAGGATCTGGGTGTCGGACTGGGCCTGCGCGGACTGGAAGAACGGCGCATTCGGCGCTCCATAGGGCCGAGCCGGGATCGCCAACGTGACCTGGACACCAGGAGTGACCCCGTTGTCCGCCCCGCTGAGCAGGGACTTGACGGTGATGTTGCCCGGTGAGGAGCCGTAGGAGTTGCCAGGGTAGGACCAGGCGAGCGTGCGCGAGTTTCGAGTGATGACCCCGGTGCCCTGGTCGTTGGTGTAGTTGACCGTGAAGGTCCAGTCACCGGAGATGTTCAGGCTCTGGGCGTCGTTGTTGTACTTGGCGCTGTTCTGGGTCAGGCAGTCGAGGTCCAGGTGCGCATTGCCGTCTCCATGGCCGACCGCCTGCCAGTTGTAGGTGAGACCACACCGGATGCCTCGGCCTCCGGAGTTCTCATACGCTCCCCAGTCGGTGCCCATCAGGTGATCTTCACAGCTAGCCGGGGCTCGAAGTTGAGGATGTGCGCACTGGGCGCGACGCCGACCATCTGGATCAGCTGGCCAGGACCATTGGGCGGCCGGGTCTGGGTCTTGCCGGGCGTGGTGGACAGCCACTGCGAGCCCGGGGTCAGGGTCACCCCAGGCAGGTCCATGTAGCCGACGTGGTAGACCCGTACGTTCGCGCCCGAAGCCGCGGTGTCGATGACATAGCCGTGCGCCTCGTAGACCTTGCCCAACGAGGCATCGGCCTTGCGCGCGGTGAAGACGCCGTGGTCGTTGTAGATGTGCACCAGGTCCCCGTAGCTCAGCGCCTCGTAGGCCTTGACCAGGGCCGCCTGCTGCTTCTCCGGGGTCAGGGAGTTGTCCGCGATCAGCTCCCCGTCGATGGTGCCGACCAGCACACTGCCGTTCACCGGGGCCTGGGCGTCGTCGGTGAGGTACTTGCGCACCCAGTTGCTCTCCCGCAGCTCCCAGACCTGGAAGATCCGGTCGCCGGTGAGCTCGGAGCGGGAGGCATGCGGCGTGCCCTGCCAGTGCCCGTCTCCACCCATCACGGTCCAGGAGTCGCCGTCGAAGTACCGGCCCAGGTCCGCGCGCGGCTCCAGCAGCGCCGCACCCATGTGCCAGACATCGGAGTCGTTCGCACCGTGTGGACTGCTGACCCGGAGGTAGACCCCAGCGGTGTTCGCCGGCGCCGTAGCGGTCACCCAGTACCGCGGCTCAGCGATGGTGCCGGCGATCTCGGGTGACCAGGCGTTGAGGACCAGATCGAAGGGGGCGCTCTGGTCCAGGGCCAGCACCGCGTTGCTGGCGTCCAGCCAGACCAGCTGGATGGTCAGCCCGGTGCCGTTGCCGCTGATCAGCTCGGCGAAGATCGAGGCGGTCCAGGCCTGACCCTGGGAGGCCGGCGCCGGCGTGCTCACACCCCAGGCCACGTTGTGGTCCGCCGTGGTGGTGTTGGTCACCTGCAGCGTCCACATCCCGGCCGGCACATCGGGTGCGGTGGTCCGGGCCACGGTGCAGGCCGAGTTGGTCCAGAACTGGGTGTCGACCTCGAAGCTGGGGTTGGTGCAGTAGTTCACGCGCGGGCGGGTCTGGGTGAACCAGATCGAGCCGTCCACCCGAGGCACCTGGTACTGCACCTCGATCTCCACCGGTGGGCTGACCGAGGAGTCCAGTCGCTTCTGGGTCTGGGTGTAGGTCAGGTCATCGATGCCGGGTCGGTAGTCCGAGGTGGAGATCCGGCCGTCCGCAGTATCTGCGGTGTTGTTGGTGGAGGAGCTGGTCAGGGTCAGGTTCTCCACCTGGGTGGCCAGCTTGGACAGGTCGATGCTGCTGGCCACGTTCGGATCGACCGCGTCCACCCAGCCGGCATTGGGGGCGCTGGTGTCCGGACCGGCCCAGAACCACGGATGGTTGGAGTAGTCGGTCTGATACCAGATGTCCCCGATGGTCAGTGGAGCACCGTCCGGGGCTGTGGTCAGCCAGCCGATCGGGGCCAACGTGGTCGGGTCGCTGTCGTCATCGGCCAGGAAGCCGGGCGCGTAGTAGGCCCGGGTCTTCCGGTTCGCGGTGTCCAGGGCCACCGGGATATCGGTGTCCCGGACCAGCACCCAGCCGTCCTCGATCCCGTCGGCGCTGATGGTGTTGATCCCGACCCGGTTGGCCCGGTACTGCTTGTTCTTGTCGTCGGAGTCGATCCAGATGTCCCCGATGTTCACCGAGGTGGGCGGCTCGGGCTGGCGGAAGGTGAGCACCCCACCGCCGGCCTTGGTCGGCTCCCAGCTGTCCCCGTCCCAGATGTAGGCCCGGTAGGCGTCGTTCTGGTCATACCAGAGGTCCCCGATGTTGAACGGGCCCTCGGTCGGGGGCTCATCGCCCACGAAGGTGCGGTTGCCGGCGATGCCACCAGCGATGTCCAGCCAGGCCGCACCGTCGTAGATCTGCAGGATGTTCAGGTCGGCCCGGTGGATGAGCTGACCGGGCCAGGCCGCCTCCAGCAGGTCTGCGATGTCGTTGCCTGGGGTGACATCGAAGGATCGGACATAGGTGGACTCGACCGGTGTCCGTTGACCCAGCCTGGGGGACTGAGCCTGGTCGAAGGTCATGGGCTGATGCTAGGGGCCAGTGGCGGCCATCAGGTCCGCGTAGGTGCCGAAACCGCTGTTCGCGTCTCCGTCGTCACCCTTCGGGCCCTGGATGCCCTGCGGACCAACCAAGCCCTGCGGTCCAGGCGGACCGACCGGTCCCACCGGGCCGGAGCCGATCCTGGTCACCATCACCTGGCCCATGCTCACGCCCGTGGCCGTGCCGGTGCGGGCCATCACGTTGACCACCTCACCCGCCGCCGCTCGGTACTGGCTGGCCAGGTCCACATAGAAGGCAGCACCACTACCGGCCATCCTGCTGGTTCTGGCGATGGTGGTGCTGCCGACCTGGAACCACAGCTCTCGGGCGGTAGCTGCGGCGTCGTCGAACCTGAGCCAGGCGCTGAGCAGGTAGTCGCCCGGCGTGACCAGGGTGATGTTCGAGGTGGAGGTGAAGCAGCTCAGGTCGTCATAGCTCACCGAGCCGAAGGCGATCAGGCTGTCGGTGTTCGCGGCTAACGGGTTGTTGGTGGCCACGTTGGACTTGCCCTGCAGCTGCAGGATCTGGCCGATCGGGCCCTGGTCGCCCTGTGGTCCTTGGGGACCGTCGATGCCCTGCGGGCCAGCCACCCCACGCGGGCCGATCGGGCCGATGCCCTGCAGCACCCCGGTGCGGACCTGGATGGACCCGCCGTTGACCAGTCTGACTACGTTCGCCATCTCACAGCACCGTCACTCTCTGGTTCACGGTGACCTCGCCCTTGATCAGCCGCTGGATCTGGTTGCCCGAGTACTCGTTCCCGTCATTCACGGTCACGAACAGGTCGTAGTTGTAGACCCCGGGCACCATGGCCGCGGTGACCGTGTCCTCGATGTGGATCTGGATCAGCCCGATGTCGCTGCTCAGCGTGATCTCCGGGATCATCCCCTCCGGGATCACCTCGTCATCGGCCGGCGTGGTCAGGGACAGCTGGGTGGCGCCCTGCTTGGACTTGATGTCCAGCCGGCACGGAGCGATCACGTTGTAGGGCTGGTCGAAGTCATCGGTGTAGATGACATTCCCGGTCCAGTCCTCGCCCTGGTCGATGTCGATCGGAACGTACGCGGCTCCCATGACCTAATCCTCGCCGTCCCCGCCAGCCGCCTTGAGCGCGGCGATGTAGTCCTCTTCCTTCTCCCCCATCACCAGGACCAGGTTCTTCTGCACCACCGGGTCGACCTGCTCCAGCCCGGAGATCCTGGCACGGGCCTGGATGATCCGCACCGCCGAGTCCACGGACTTGGGATCACCCATCATGGCTGCCGGCCAGACCGCGGCCTGCAGGGCGTTGAGCCGGAGCAGCTCGGTGCCGAGCATCTCCTGGCGCTCAGCGGCGGTGAGCCGGCGAGCATCCTTGAGGAACATCTCGGTCATCATGGTCCAGACCACGTCGCCACCGCTCAGGTCCAGGAGCTCTGCGATCTCAGAGTGCGACTTCCCCGCCAGCACCAGCTCGTAGGCCGAGCGGGCCTTCCGCATCCGCTCCAGTTCCACCGACTTGTCCCGGATGGATCGGGACGAGGTCACCACGGGCTTGCGTCTCCGCTTTTCCGGGGAGTCGATAGGTGTCACCTTGTCCATTGCAGAACCTCTCAACCACCTCAGCCACGGTGGTGTCGCCATTGTCCACCATCTTGAAGATCCGCCGGCGCACTCGCCCTGAGGTGCCGGCCCAGACCCCGTACTCCTCGCGCGTGGTCAAGGCCCAGGTCAGGCACTCCACGAACACCGGGCAGACCTCGCACAGCTTCGAGGCCCGGCGTACCGCCTTGATGGACATGGTCGGCTGGTCGTCATCGTCCCCGAAGTAGTAGGCGACCCCCACCCCACGACAGTGCGCGCGCACCTGCCACTCGGGATAGAGGTCGTCGATGTTGTAGCTGACCCAGCGTTCGGAGTCGGTCTCAGGAACGAACTGATTCGTCCTCTGAATCCACTCGTCCAGGCTGTAGCTGGAGGTGGGCGGCTCGATCCAGGATCTGTTGTCCGTAGAGGGCGATGCAGGTGGCGTCGTATAGGTCTTGCTCGCCCTCACATTGCGGAGCATAGCCAGATTGACTCACATCGATGTAGTCCCTGATCTCATCCTTGCTGGCATTGCCGTTGCCGAGCAGGGCCTTCTTCCAGGTCTTGTTGTCCACGGTGCAGATGTCGGTGCCCTGTCCCATCCGGAGCTGAGCCAGATCCGCCATCACCGCGCCCAGGGTCTGAGCCAGGCCGATGGAGTACTTCCGGTTGTTGCCGATGATCACGTCCTCGATCCACACCGAATCGGCCTGGTGCAGCAGGCAGAAGTCATGGGCCATCGCCCCCAGCTCGGACAGCTGGAGGTCGCGCTCGAGATGGGTGGCCGAGTACAGCCAGGCCTCCTGCTCACCCGTGGTGATGCAGACCAGGGCGATCTTGTGCACGCCCAGATCGATGCCGACGATGCTCATCCCTTGTCTCTACCCCGAAACGGTGGGACACGGAAGACCCAGGCCACGACCAGCAGTACGCCGGCGATGATCAGGACGGTAGGAAGCCATGCCGGCACTAGAACCGGCCGCGCAACAGGGCCAGTACCAGCACCACGATCACCACGATGATCAGCACCCAGATCAGTGTGCTCATGTCATCACCGCCTGGGCCTCACCAAGGGCACGATCAGCAGCACGATGACCACGATCACGCCGATCAGGATGAGCCAGTGGAACGTCTCGTTGTCCATGGCTCTCACCTCCTCCTCACCCAGTACCCTCACTTGCCCTTGGTCCGTCCGAACTGGCCGCAGCCCGGGCAGTTCTCCTGCTCCGCAACCTCGCCCTGGGTGGCCTTGGCCCTGGTGGAGAACAGCAGCACCCGGCAATGGTCGTTCTCGCAGTAGACGATCACCGATGGCTCTTCGCTCACAGCACCTCACCTCCAGGCGCACCCACCGTGACCGGGACCTGGTAGATCTCGTCGTCCATGTAGTCCCCGAAGCCCCACCAGGGGTCGCCACGGTGAGTGTCTCCGGTGGCCTCATCGTCTCCATCCCCGCCAGCCGCACCGGCTGAGCCCGGATGGCCGGCCTTGGTGGTGAACTCGAAGCTCTCTCGGTAGGGCCGGTGATCCGAGCTGCTCACTCGTGGCATCAGCACTGGGCCGCCGATCGTCTCCACGCCCCTGATCAGGGTGCCGTCGATGATTCGGTCGCCATAGCCCTTGCCCGGCGCGCCTGGGGGCGCGGAGGCGCCTCCTACCAGGCTTCCACCACTGGTGGGGAAGTGCGTCCAGGCCTGCCGATAGGCCGCGCCCCAGCGGTTGCGCAGCAGATCCCTGACCCACTCCTCCTTGAGGTTGAGGTTCCAGTCCGCCACCACCAGCGTGGCGTCCGGCTTGTACTGGTTCTCCAGGGCCTGGACATGGGTGGCCCAGTTGGCCAGGGAGCTCAGGTAGGCGGCCTTGCGGGCCTGCCACTTGTTCTCCGTGGTCCGCCAGCCACCTCTGCCCTCCACATGCGCGGGCATGTGCGTGACCGAGACCATCAGCCGATGCCCGGTATCGGCCCGCTTGAGCACCACCGTGGAGCTGACCACGGGATCGGCCACTCTCCCGTCCAGGCGGTAGTACTGCTCGTTGTTGAGCTTGCGCACCGTGGCCGCCACCCGACGCCAGGTGTCCATCCGCCAGGCGGTACCGCACTCGTCCTGGCCCTGGGAGGCCTTGGCGTTGTAGTACTGCCAGCCCTTCTCCCGCATCTGGTTGGCCCGGTTGTCGTTGCTGATCTCGGTCAGGGTGATCAGCCCGACCTGGCTCATCCAGTCATCCAGGTCCGCCTCCAGCGAAGCCGCAGAGCGGTCGAACCGCGATGAGCAGTGGATGTGCCCGAACTGCGGGAACTTGGCCTGGTGCTGGGCCTGGGCCTTGTTGGCCTGCAGATAGGCCTTGATGGCATTGAGCTCGGCCTGGTCGAGCTTGTTCCTGGCTCCGCCCTTGCGGTAGACCACATCACCGACATCCAGCTTGGCCAGCTGGGTCAGCGTGTAGAGGTCGCCGTTCTGGTGGTACCAGTGGTTCTCGCCCGCCATGGCCACATCATCCCTTGCGCTGCACCTCACCCGCGGCGTTCGTGTAGGTGTGCAGCAGCACCCAGTCGAGCATGTTCTCGAACCACTGGTTGCGGGAGATGCCCAGCGCCTCGGCCCGCTCGTCCACCTCGTTCAGCTGGTGCGCGGGCAGCCGCAGCGAGACCTGCTTGGTGATATCACCCACTGATATCACTTCGCTTGGTGATATCACCCTTCACCTCGAACTCGCCCTCGGCCAGCATCCGGGTCGGGGTGTACCTGGCCAGGCCATCACAGGCCTTAGTGATCCGGGCCGAGCGCACCATCAGCCTCTTGGTCACGATCGGGTTCATCGTGCCCCAGCCCACCATCCGGGCCCGGGGGAACTCCTGGCGCAACTCCTCATGCTCCCGCGGCCGATCAGCCTCATCGATCTCCTGGAACCCGAACGAGGCCTCCTTGGGGAAGGCCCGCTTGATCCGGCGCACATTGCGCTCGAACACATTCACCGGCTCACCACGACCCAGGTTGGCGGTGACCAGCCAGAACCGGAGCTGGACCTGCTCGGTGTAGACGATCAGCACCCGAGCCCCGTAGAAGTCATGCCTGTCGATGGTCCCGGGCACCATCTTCTCGTTCAGAATGCTGACGCTCTTGGCCCGCCCCTTGTCGCTGGGCTGGAGCTTCCAGTCCTCAGGCAGCCTGACCCCGATGTAATCGATCCCGTGCCCACCGATACGTCGGAAGCCCTTGGGATTGAACCTGTCCCCGCTGTGATCGTTGTGATCCACGGTCAGGAAGTAGGGCACTCCCCGCGCCACCGCCTTGCCCGCCTGGGCGCTGATCAGGTTCTCGCACTGCTGCCAGCGCGACATCGTCTTGTCCCGCATCAGCGGGAAGTGGGTGTTCCCATGAGCCCAGCGGTATGCACTCACCGGGTCAGGCTGCCTTGTCGCGTCGGAGCAGCATCAGCCGGATCGCAGCCTCGCTGAGACCCACTGCCCGCGCGATCCGGGAGTTGCTCCAGCCTTGCTCCTTGGCCTGGAGGACGAGCTGCAGGTACCTCTCTCCCGCGACCTTTCTCGCTCGCATCGCGGCATGCAACTCTGCATCGGTGATCTCATCAACCATGGTGCTCATCTGATCGCCTCCCACACGATGTGTTCCTTACCGTGATGCTTGCGCCGCAGTCCAGAGTCACGAACGAATCCGCCCTCCACGAGCTCGACCCGCCGCGGTCGTTCGCTGTTGCCATGCAGCTTCAGCGACTCTTGCAGCTCCACATCGGTACTGGGCCCGTTCAGTTGCAGCTCCATCAGGATCATCTGGCGCAGCGTGCCCGTCCTCGGAGCCACGTACACGCTGGCGCTGTAGCTGGTGTCCTGTTTCCCCGCGAAGACATGCTCCGCACCCACACAGCTCTGACCCGGTGGGTGGCAGACGTAGCCCACCCGCTCCAGGGCTTCCACCATCCGACGCTCCCAGTCCGGACCATGGGTCGGGATGATCCTCATCACTCACCACCGTTCCCCGCATCGAACCGCTGATCCGAGAGCAGCCGTTCCTGAGTCAGGCGTCTGCTCCCCAGCTCCGCCATCATCTTGGCCATCTCGATGAAGCTCCTCAGTTGACCGGTCCGGAACTTGTAGTACGGCGACCCCCTGATCACCCGCCGGTTCTGCTCCTCCCAGTGGATCAGCATGTCGATCTCCTTGGCCCGCGCGTAGTACGCGGCTGCCACTTCCATCAGATCCAAGTAAAACCCATCGATCTCCATTGGTGGGTCGGCACGCCCAAGGATGATGTTGGCGTAACCCAGCAGCTCGTCGTGCAGCTCTTCGACGCTGGGCAGGCCCTCCAGGACATCGACATCGGTCAGTCGCCGGCTGAACTGGGCCTTGGGCGCCATCACCGCCGGCGTGTCAGGCGTGGGAATCACGCGCATGGAGCGCCTCCTCCCAGGTGTAGAGCTCCAGACAACGGTCACGGAACGGGCAGGACTGGTACTTCCAGCCCGTCCTGTCGATGCACTTCTCCAGGGGCTCGGCCAGGTTGGTGGCTTCAATCCCCTGCCATAAGGTTCTGGCCTGAACCATGGCCTCTTCCAAGGGCACCTCATCGGCGTTCACCACGATCTCGGTGTACTCCTGGGTGTCCTTGTTCTCGTAGATGAACACGCCCTTGGTCCGCTTCGTGCAGACCATGTAGGTGGCCATCTGGAACAGGTGTTCGTGCTTGGGTCCGAAGGTCATCACCCCGCTGAACCCGTGTGCGTTGATGCTCTTGAGTTCAAGTATTGACTCATCATAGAGCACACCATCCATGGTGCCCTGCAAGCCACGCTCTCGATCGCGTACCGGCACCTCGGCCTCGACCAGCCAGCCCTCGCTCAGCCCAGCCATCTGCCAGCGCAGGTGCATGAACGCGCCGTTCTGGAACTTCAGCGCGGTCTTGGCGTCATTGGGCAGCTTGGGCAGGCCCAGGTAGGTGAACTGCTGGTAGCGGTGACAGTCCCCCAGCGAGCTCGCGCTCACCGTGCCCATCCGCACCCGGCCAGGCTTGGACAGCTGCTCGTGAGCGAAGGCCAGGGCCCGCTGGGAGTACACCGGCTGGTCGTACTTGGTCAGCCAGTCCTCATGGCGCCGGCTCACCACCAGGTTGGGGTCAACTAGCTTGGTCGTGTCCGCGAATCGCATCTCGTCTCCCGTAGTGCTCGGTGAGGTACTCATCGGGCCCGGAGTACAACGGCCGACCATCGGCACCGGTGATCACCGTGCCCCGGATCAGCAGGCCGTTCTCGAACGCTGGTGCGTCATGCGCAACGTTGTGGTGGTGCCGGCACAGGTACATGTGGTGGTAGGTCTCACCGGACTGGTCCAGGATCAATCCACCCCGCGCCCTGGTCACCTTGTGGTGCAGCTCGGCGTCCACCCGACCGCACGGCACGTAGATGGTCCGGTTGCTGATCACGTTGGTCATCCCCACCAACGCCTCACATCTGTGCATCGATCCTCCTCACATTGGTCAGCCTGGTTAGGCACCCAGAGGCGTGGAGCTTGCCTAAGATCCCAGTAAGGGAATCGAGAGTGCCGTCATACTCCTTGAACCCAGAGATGTGATGCTCAGCCGCCTTGGCGACCAGGTCGTCAAGATCAGTGAAGGGTTGCAAGGCCTCCAGACGCGCCGCGGAGATCGATCCCACGCCGTCTATGCTTTGCAGCCCTTTGCGGATGGCCCCGCGAGCAGCGTCGATGGAGTAGGTGGCTCCCGAGACGTTGATGTCCGGAGCCAGCACCCGAATCTGCCTCCGACGGGTTGCTCTCAGGTACCGGTCCTCCTTCTTGGCCTCGCCACCACTGGCCACGCCCAACAGCGCGGTGTGGAACTCCAGTGGGTGCCGTGCAGCGAGGTACGCCATCCGGTACGCAGTGATCCCATACACCGTCGCGTGGGCACGGTTGAAGCCGTACTCGCTGAAGCCGGCGATGGCGTCGTGGAGGTACTGCTGGTCCAGCTGACTCATGCCCACGGCCTCACAGGCGTTGCGGATCCACTCCTGGTAGGTCTCGATCACCGCACCAGCGCTGCCGATGTCCTTGTTCGAGGCCTTGACCGCCTTGAGGAAGATGGTCAGGTTGTCCGCGTCCATGCCCAGCCCACGCAGCAGGTCGATCACCTGCTCCTGGTAGAGCATGATCCCGTTGGTGTCCTTGGTGACCGCCATGATCAGCTGATGCCGCAGCGGCAGGGCCTGCTGACGATGCTTGCGCGCGATGAACGCCCTGGTCGCACCGGTGTTCATGGTCGCCGGCCGGAACAGCGCCATGGCCGCGATCACGTCCTTGATGCTGGTCGGCTTCAGGTCCCGCAGCCCCCACATCGTGGAGCGGCCCTCCAGCTGAAAGATGCCCTCGGTGCTGCCCGAGCGGATCAGCTGGTAGGTGGGCTGGTCCTTGTAGGTGATGTCGTTGATCCGGGCCAGGTCCAGGTTCAGCAGCCGCATGGTGCGGTCCAGCACCGTCATGGTCTTCAGCCCGAGGGCATCCAGCTTGACCAGGCCCAGCGCCTCGATCTGGTCCTTGGAGTACTGGGTGACCAGCCCGGTCTTGCCCCCAGGCCGGGTCATATGCGCCATCGGCACGAGTCGGTCGAACTCCGCCTGGGTACTGGTGAGTACTATTCCGGCGGCATTCGTGCCCATACCCTTGTAGAGGTGGCGATCGGAGAGCGACGACAACATGGCCTTGTCCTCTGCAGGAACCTCACCCCAGGAGGTGGCCCCCTCGTCCTTCTTTCCTGCTGCAGTGAAGTACCGGACACGCAGAGACCCTCGCTGGGTGTCGCCGAACTCGTCCTCGGTGTCATTCAGGGAGTAAGTGGCCCACGACCCGATCTGATGAGCAGTGAATCTGAGGTTGAGCATCTCGATGAGCTCGTCGCGACGGTCGTGGGCCACGTCCAAGTCCACGTCCGGGGGCTTGGTGCGATCCTTGCTCAGGAACCGCTCGAAGCGAAGGTTCCACTTGATCGGATCCACGTTCGAGATGCCCAGCAGCCAGCAGACCATGGAGCCGGCCGCACTGCCTCGGGTCTGGAACATGATGTCCTGGCCGCGTAGCCAGTCGGTGACCTGGCAGACCAGCATCAGGTAGCCGGCCATTCCCGAGGCCTCGATGACCTCGATCTCCTCGTTCAGCTTGGCCTGGTACCGCGGCGGTGGGTCCTTGGGCGCCCACATGCCCTCCAACGCCGCCTGGGCCCGGCTCACCATGGCCCGCTGCGGGTCGGCTACAACTTCGGGGACGGCGTACGAATAAGAGTCAAGTACAGGTATCCCGAGCCGATGCCGGCCGAGGAGATCTGCGAGTCCCTCCATGCCTCGGGCAAGGCGACGGTGACCGTGGTGCTGGGCGATCCACTGGGCATCACACAGATGAAAGCCGTCTCCTGGGAATACCGCGTCATCGGGATCGGGTCCGAAAGAAACCAGCCTCTTGAGCCCGTCATGGTCCGCGCGGTCCTCGGGCGCCAGGTAGTGCGAGTCCTGCGTGAGGACGACCGGGAGGCCCGCTTGGTCCGCCAGTCCGACCAACGCATCGGCCAGTTGGTCATCGGTGCTGCCTTCGTCGTGGGTGATGTGGTGGTTCTGCACCTCGACGTAGACGCCGTCCGGGAACCAGGAGGACAGCGTGTGCAAGAACTGCAACGCCGGCTCCTCGCCCTGAGCCAGCAATGTCTGCGCCAGGTACCCGTAGTAGCAACCGGTGGTGACCGCTAGCCCTTCGGTGTGACCATCCTCCGCCATCTGGGCCAACATCTGGTAGTCGACAAGCGGCTTCCAGTGATGATTCTTGTGGCTGTTGGTGCTCAGCCGGACCAGGTTCTCGTAGCCGACGCTGGTGTAGGCCACCACGCCCAGGTGGTACATGGTCGACTTCAGGTCCTTGGTGGCCCGGTCCGCCCGGTACTGGGCGGTCTCGGGCACGAAGTACAACTCGGAGCCCGGGAACGGCTTGATGCCGTAGCGCTGGCAGGCCTGGTACAGCTCCACACTGGCCGCCATGTTGCCGTGGTCGGTGATCGCCAGCGCCGGCTGCCCGTAGCCGGCGACCTGCCTGACCATCGCCTCGACGTGGCTCATCGCGTCGTTGTAGGAGTACCGGCTGTGCGCGTGCAGGTGCCAGAACTTGGCATCGGTGACCGTGGGCTCGATACGCCAGGGCCGCTGCGCAGGGATGATCTTCATAACCCGTGTCCTAGTAGATCGTTGGGTAATGGTGAGTGGGGTCGGCCGGGGGATCAGTCGCCGGCCCCACCCACGTCTCAGCCCTGCAGGGCCATCAGCCAGTCAACCACTTCATCGCTGGTCTTGAGGGTCTCCGGCGGGGTCACCTTCATGTCGGCCCGGATCGTCTCCACCAACTTGGGGAGCTCCATGGCCCGCAGGTCCTCCTCTCGGTAGGACTTCTCCTCAAAAGGGGGCTCCTCGGGAGCAACCTCCTTCGGTGCCACCCGCTTCGGCGCCGGCGCGATCGTGGCGCGCGGGCGAGCGGTCTGCATCTCAGCAGCCGCCTTGTTGCGCTCAGCCGCCTCCGGGTCACCCCAGGCGTCGTCCCAGGCCTGCTGGAGCATCGCCTCGATGTCCTTCCACTCCTCCTTGCGCAGGTCGATCGGGGTGGGCGTGGCACCCTCCACGTCGAAGTCCCAGCGGTCGTTGCCGGTCTTGTACTTGGTGATCGTGTAGTCCCGGTCGGTGATGGTGTCGTACCGCTTGATCCGGTTCTCCAGCTTGTCCGCGACCATCGGGCCCACCTTGAAGGCGTCGATGTACTCGTTGCCGTTCACGCTGTGCAGCACGTTGAAGGCGATCTTCCGGCCCGCCTTGCGCATCTTGTCGTTGTCGCTGGAGCAGCCCGGGCACATCTCCACCGGGTCGTCAGCGCTGCGCGGGCACGGGAAGGAGAACCCGGCCGGGGAGAAGTGCTCCCAGAAGTAGACCCACTCGTCCTGCTCCTGCAGGATCCGGAAGGTCGTGGATCCATCCTTGAGGTAGCGGATGAAGTCCCCACCGCCACCGCGGCCAGGCTCTTCGGCCGCCTCCGTCTTGCTCTTGCCGAACCTCACTTGTAGCTCCTCTGCGTCTCAACTGTTGTGGCTACTACTTCCATCACGCTCTCGTTGACGTGGCCGATGGCCCGTGTCCTGGCGTCTTCTGCTCTCTCACCACTGCGAAGCTTGGTTGTCGCCTCGTACTTGCACCACGACTTGTCGCGACCGACTGAGATCTCTGCGGTGATTCCCACGGTGATCTGGTCTCCCTCGAACAACTCGTATGCCTTCATTCCCTTCTTGATCACATCTGGCACTACTTCCTCACCTTCCTCGCCTTCTCTCCGAAGTACTCTGCGAGCTCATCGATGTCGTCCTGGGTGTAGACCCAGACGACCAGATCTCCGTTCTTGGCCGCCTTGGACGGCGCGGTGAACTTGGGGTTGCCATCGCTGTCCTTGGCCCTGGCCAGCCGGCGGATGGTCTCGATGTTCACGCCGAAGTGATCGGCCACCTGGCGCGCCGAGAACAGGTCGGCCGGCAGGGCCTCGATCATCCGAGAGGCCGGAGAGACCTTCGGCTTCCGCTTGATCTCCTTGCTGTCGACGATCTTCACTCCGCCTCCTTCTCGGTGTAGGTCAGGAATGGCTTCTTGGGCCGCGTGGCCACGAACCGGCTGACCGTGACCGGGTCGACCTCGCCGGTGTCCATGGCCAGTTCCATCGCCTTTCGGTCCAGCACCCGCTTGGTGTAGCGATCGAAGACCTTGGCGGTCAGGGCCTTGCGCAGCCCTGGCTCATCGATGTCGGTCTGGTGCTGCTGCACGAAGGTGAGCGTGCAGACCTTGCCCTGCTGGTTCCACTTGTAGCGCTTCCGGTGGTCTGCCTCCATCTGCTTGGTCACCTGGGCCTGCAGGTCCTCGTAGTGGGCCTTGGCCTTGTCGTACTCGGTCTTGGCGTTCAGGTACTGCGCCACGAGTAGGTCTGGCTGGGTCATGTGCTCATGCTATGCACGCACGTCCTGTTGATACAAGCTCATTCACTACTTTCTTTCGGCGCGCCTCACCGATCTCGTCGATGTCCCCACCCCAGGCCCGAGGCCAGGTGAGCCGGCCCACCAGGCGACCGGGGAAGGCGTCCGCGGTGTCCTTGTAGGCCTGCCAGCCGGCCTTGTCCATGTCGTAGCAGCAGTAGACGTACTCGGGATCGATCTTGTTGATCAGCATGACCTGAGCCATGGACAGTCGAGAGCCGTAGATGGCGAAGGCGTCCACGCCCACCTTCCACAGCGCGATCGCGTCCAGCGCGCCCTCACAGAGCACCACCGCGTTCCGAGCCGCCGGGGTGTAGTTGAACAGCAGGCTGCCCATGTCCAGGCCCTTGGGGTAGCGGTACTTGGGGCCCTGGCCGTCATAGTCCAGGGCTCGACGCACCACGCCCAGCACCTGACCAGCCGGGTCGCGCAGGGGATAGGTGACGGCCTCGGCACCCACGTCGACCCCAAGACGGAAGTGTCTAGCCGCCACCTCCCCCACACGACCCAGCCAGTAGGGATGGACCGGGCCGGCGTCATAGCGAGACAGCCAGGACTCAGGGTAGATCGTGCCCTCGCTCAGCTTGTTGTCCAGCCAGAGCTTCATCTTCTGGTAGTCCGGCTCGACCAGCTTGGCGTCGCCGGTCAGGTCTCCATGGGCATGGCAGGTGTAGCAGTACCAGACCCCCTTGGCGATGTTCACCGAGGCGCTGGGGCGGCTGTCCCCGTGCTCAGGGCACAGGAACGACCGTTCGATCCCCTTCCCGTACCGCAGCGCCTCGGACAGGGTCAGCGCGGACCACATGGCACGTAGTGGTGGTGCTCGCCATCGCAGTTCACCTGGTTGCAGACCCAGGTGTTCCTCAGCCCCTCGAAGTAATGGGGCTCTGGGCGGTGCCAGACATGTTCGATGGTCTGGGCGGCTGCTGCACTCATGGCTTGTCCTCACTCTTGATGACCCGCAGAGCAGGCGGGCCGGGGTTGATGGCCAGTTCCTCGGCGTTGATCACCAGGTCCTCCGCGTGGTCAGCGGAGATCTCGGCGTAGGCGCCTCGGTCCGGGTCGAAGGTGGTGTGGAACGAGGTCCCACTGACCCCATGCCTGTTCTTCTCCAGGGAGAAGGTGGTAGCGACGTTGTGCGGCTTCGCACGCATCGTGACGACCACATCCCCGTCCTGGCCGAGTGCGTCGCTCTGAGCCAGGTTTCTGAGCTTCGGAGGGGCACTCCCGGTGTCGCCCTCCCGGTTGATCTGGGCCGCGGCCAGCAGCCGGGCATCCGGCTGGGCCAGCGCAGTCTCCTTCAGGCTGTTGGAGATGGTGGCCATCACCCGCCAGTCGTCCACGGCCCGGCCACCGGCGTCGGAGGCCATCAGCCCCACGTAGTCGATGCAGGTCAGGTCGTACTCCCCGCACCGGGAGGCCACCGTGCTCGGGGAGACCTTGCCGTCCGCCGGCGTGTGGATGTCTAGACCACCACCACAATCGGCCAGCTTCTCTGCGAGCTCCCCGATGAACTTCCGGTAGCTGGCCAGCTCCACCCGCCGGTCCCGGAGCGCGGTCAGGGTCAGCGTGGGGTAGCCCATCTCGGTGGCCAGTGCGGCATGGAACCGGCCGACCACCTCCTCCTCGCTCATCTCCAGGGAGAAGAACAGGATCCGGTGGCCCTGGAGCATGGCGTACTTGCAGATCGAGGCCAGATGGGCGCTCTTGCCCTGCTGGGGCCGTGCCGCCAGGTACCAGAGGTTGCCGGCCCGGATCCCGCCGGTCCAGCGCTGCAGCGAGGGGTAGGGCAGCTCGATGGCGAACCGGCGGTCGCCCCAGGCCTCTAGTCGTCCCGCGTCGGTGAGTAGAGCACGCGGCGGAGCCAGCGCCCGCTTCGGCTTCGCAGCGACCAGCCGGTCGTACGCGGCGGTCGCATCACCCAGGTGGAGCGAGTCCATCGCCTCGGTAATCGCGGTGTTGATCCGGCGTCGGTTGGCGGACTGATGGACCATCTCCGCCGCTGACCGGACATCTATGTGCTCGGAGAAGATGAAGCCGGGGAACCTGATCCGAAAGATGTCCCGGGTCGGCTGGCACCCGTAGGTGGCCACGTAGTTGGTGAGCCAATTGAACTCATCGGCGTACCCCTCGAAGTCCCCGACCGTGATGCCGTACTGGACCTCGGTGCCGACGCACTGGCCATTGAGCAGGGCAGAGATCAACAGGGTCTCTGCAGGTGCTGCGGGCATTGTGGATGCTCCCTCGTGTGCTCGTCCTTCACACTATGCACTACATGCAATGATGCAATCGCATCTACGACACGCAGTCAAGCCCCTGCGCTCGGTAGTACGGTGCCTGGTTGGTGTCCGGCCACACGTACCGACGATGACCACGACGGTCCACGACCTCGATCCCGCCGTTGTGCCGGCAGGGGTAGGGGGAGCGGCACTTGTGGCAGTAGGGCTTGAAGATCTTGAGCGCCGGCGCGTCCGGGTAGCAGGTCTTGCACGGGCGGACGCCCACGTCGTTCAGGTCCAGGGCCTGGACCGGCTGGCGCTCGCCACGAGCAGGCGCCTTCTTCAGCTGCCGGCAGTCTGGGCTGCGGTGGAAGCGGGTTCGACGCTTCCGGTTCGCGGTGACCCAGACGGTGGGCATCTGGCGACCGTACACCTGTTCGAGGAGGCGTCAACAGGTCCGAGCGGACTAGTTCTCGGCCATGCCGGCAACCTTGTTCAGGGCTACTTCAACTACATGCACGCCGACCACCGTGAAGGCGGCCGCGGCACCCAGGAGAGCACCCAGCGCGACGCACAGGACCATGAAGTCGCGGCGCTTGGTATCGGGCATCGGACGAGGCATGTGTCTAGTCCACCGGCGCTGTCCAGACATGGAGAAACCCCGGTGGCATCCATACACCGGGGTTCCTCATGCTTGACCAGGAGCGGATCGAGGCCTAGCGTCGCGAGTGTCAGATCACGAGTGAGTGCAGTGTAGTACATCAAAGTCCACTGCGGTCCCTCGTGGTCTGGCCGGAGAGCCAGGATGCCGGCTCCGTGATACGTCACCGGCTGTACAGGACAACCGGGGTGGATCCGTACCCACTGCCCCTAAGCACTTGAAGATCTCAGGTGTGAGTGACCTGCAGGGCTGCTGAGCCTAAAGAGTCACCCATGCCCAGAAGGAACAGCGTGAGCGAAGCGAACACGGAGGCTCCGAAGGAGCCATTCGCTCTGGCCAGGGAGCAGTACCGGCTCTATGTAGAGGCCATGAAGAAGAGGCCACGAACCTGGCGTCCCAAGATCGTGGCCTCCTCCGGGTCTTCCTAGACCCCGAACCAGTTCCTGGCGGCCTGGTCAGAGAGCCGGTAGTTGGTACCGGTGGTCCCCACCTGAGAGGACCAGTAGTGGGCCACCGCAGTGTTCTTCAGAGCCCAGGTCCTGGCCTGCTTGCACCAGTCCTCCTGCTTGGAACCAGACTCAGCCGGAGAGGCCATCTCCCCGATCAACAGCGGCTTCTTCAGTGAGTCCGCGTACTGCTTGAGCACATCCATGTACGGAGAGCTGGCCTGGTAGGTGTCGGAGTAGCAGTCCGCGCCCCAGAAGTCGTAGAGGGACACGTCAGCCTCCTTGGACTGCCACTCCGAGATCTTCATCGGCCAGCCGTTGTGGATCGGTCCGTACTTCATCCCCAGAGAGTGCGCCACGTCAGCCACCTGCTTGGAACCCTTCTTGTACAGGTCCAGGGAGTAGCTGCCGTCCCGGATGTTCCCGTCGTGCTCGTGGTAGAAGGTCACGTAGACGTTCTCCCGGGGGACATCGCTGGGGATGGACTTCAGGTAGTTGGTCATGTTGGTGATCGAGGCTGCTGCGAACGGTGGGTTGGCCGAGGCCGAGTCCGGCTTGAAGGAGACCGAGAAGTTCCGACAGCCGTACTTGTCGTGGGCAGTCCTGGCGTTGCCACCCCAGGTCTTCGCCGACTTCATGTCCCCGGGCTGGAAGAAGTAGCGGTAGGAGTCGATCTTGGTGATCGAGGCCGGCAGTCCCTCGGTGCCCTTCCAGGAGCAGCCGATCTTGGTTCCGGTCGGCTGGGGCTGGGTGGGAGTGGTCGGAGTCTCCGGCTGCTGAGCAGCCTGGCACTCCTCCAGCTGCTGGGTCAGGGTCATGATCTGCTGCTCGGCAGCGTTCAGATCTGCAGTGAGCTGCTGGTAGCCGGCTTCAGCTTCGGCGAGCTTGGCTCGCACATCGTCATAGATGGTCACTGGGGGTCTCCTTATTCAGTTCACTGAAACGTGTCAGTTCCCTAGGAGGTTATCCATCCTCAGCTTCCAGGAGTACTACCTCGGCCGTCATTGCCGTTGGTACCTCGACCGGCTACATAACCAACGATCAGGGCGATCAGGGAACCGGTCAGATCCCCCACCGCCTGCAAGACGTTGCTGAGATGATCGAAGTTTCCGGTCAACAGAGAGATGACCGTGACCAGGGTGATGGTGATCACCACGAAGGCCACCACCATGGTGAAGATGACGATCACCACATCAGCGGTAGGTCGATCCCGAAGAGGAGCCATCACCAGTCTCCTCTCCTGGCCATCTCTGATCATCTCCACGGTAACGACGAGCGCTGCTCGTTAGCCTGAGGACGGAGGTGGAGCGATGGTGCAGCTAGGACCAGCCACTCTGGATCTGGACGGGATCCGAGCTGGAGACAGCAACAAGATGCAGATCACCATCACCCGTGCTGGTCGGCCTATCGACCTGACCGGAACGACTCTGACGGCTATGGCCCGCAGTGCCGCCAATGCCACAGACGCGCTGGACGCCGTGATCACCGCTGTGGACGAGGTGCACGGGGTGATGATGCTCGCCTGGCCCGGTGACGACGTGACGACCTGGCTCGGTAGCGAGGTGGAGAAGTCGGGGGTATGGGACCTCCAGATGGACGATGGCGCCGACATCGAGACCCTGGTGAGCGGCAGCTTCAAGGCGGTCCTGGACGTGACCCATGGATGAGCTGCTCCTGGACATCGAGACGAACTACGTCGCGGTGCTGCACGACCAGATCGCGGTCGAGGTCTACCTGGACCTGCCGGCGGTGCACCTGGGCATCCCTGGTCAGCAGGGCCCGCCTGGACCCGCTGGGGCCTCTGGCCCCGCCGGCGCCGATGGACCACCCGGAGCAGCCGGCGCACCCGGGCCTCAAGGCCCCACCGGCTTGACTGGAAGTGCTGGTGTCGCTGGCGCCACCGGTCCTCCCGGGCCTACCGGTCCCACCGGCCCAGCTGGTGTCGGGCTGCTGCTGATCGAGAACGGAGCCGCCGTGCCCGGTGGCACTCCGGCCGGCACCGTGATCTTCGAGAAGGGCTGAGATGGCACTGCGCGGGTTCTGGGGGTTCGACGGGGGATCGACCACGATGGCCTACCCGGAATGGAACGGCTACAACTCGACCACCGGCCGGGACGGAGTGGCCAACCACGCCAGCTCGCTGCTTTCCAACAGCACCTGCTCGCTCACTGTGCCCGGGGCGCCGATGAGCAGCCTGATCGTCGGCTATGCGCTGGGCCGAGGAGTCTGGACGGCCACCTCCAACCGGCCCATCGCCCGGTTCATGAACGGGACCACCACCCTGGGCACGCTCTACTTCTCCGGTGTCAGCACCAATGAGATCGGCTTCCACAACACCGTCTCCGAGGTGGCGGTGACCAGTGGCCTGAACTGGCTGCAGAACGTCGACCACTACCTGGAGATCGCCTACACCCCACATCTGACCGCCGGCTTGTGTCAGGTCCGGGTGGATGGTGTCCAGTGGATGAACTTCACCGCTCGGACGGCGGTCTCCACTACTCCGGTGACCGGCATCGATCTGATCAACGGGGCTGGCTCCAACGGCTGGATCGATGACATGTACCTGCTGGACCTCTCCGACGGCACCGCCACCGATGGTCGGCCCAACAACACCTTCCTCGGGGATGTGAAGGTGGCTCACGGCTACCCCACCGGGGCCGGCACCACCACCGGCTGGACCCCGAGCGTGGCCCCGAACTGGGGCACCGTGGACGAGAACCCGCCGACCACCACCGACTATGTGGGCGCCCTGGGCGGCTCCAACCTGATCGACACCTACGTCTTCCCTGACCTGCCGGGCGCGGCACAGGTCGTCTACGGCGTCCGCCTGGGGATGTATGCGGCCAAGACCGACACCGGTGCTGCCAGCCTCCAGGCGGTGATCCGGGACAACTCGGTCAACTCCACCATCTCTGGCACCCTGGGCGTGGGCACCACCTACGGGGCCTACTGGTCCGACTTCGTCAAGCTCCGGCCCAACGCCGGCGGCAACTTCTCGGTGGCCAACGTCAACGCCATGGAGATCGGGGTGAAGGCGGTGTGACCGACACCCGAGTCTCCCGGCTGCACGCCGAGACGCTGGTCCAGCAGAGCCCGCCTCAGATCCGGCTGTCCCGGCTGCACTCCGAGGCCCTGGTGCTGCAGAGCTCTCCGACCATGCGACTCTCCCGGCTTCATGTCGAGGTGCTCTACAGCACCAACCTGAACCCGATGACGCCGACCTACTGGGACGGCTCCACCAGGAGGTCGGCCACGCTGAGGGGCTGGTGGGATGGCTCGGCCGTCCGGCCGGCGACCATCAAGGGCTGGTGGGACGGATCCACGATCCATTGACCTGATGTAGTGGATGGTCTATAATGGATGCATGAGGTCGAACCCGTCAGGGGGAGCCTCTGGAGGACCTGAGGGACCCACTGTGATGGTCCCTAGCCCTCCCGGAGTCACCCGGATAAGTCTCCCGAGGGGAGCACCGGCACTCCCGAGCAGGCCGAGGCGGTATCGCCCCGGCCCTTGTGCGTTTGTAGTGTTTTTGATATACTTAGTGCATGCCTTAATGAGGCATGCCCGGACGAGGAACCAACCCGAGTCCGCACATCCGCCCCGGCGGCCAGGAGCAGACCTCCTGACCGTTGGGGCTTTTTTCATGTCCAGACCCCCGAGAGAGGACAACAGATGCAGATCACCTGCGCGTGCGGCAGTGATCGCTTCAAGGCCGGCGAGGTACGACTCAACCCTGCCGGTGGATTCGACATTGTGATGCCGTGTTCGGCCTGCCACCAGCCAGTGGTGGTGCTACATGGCCATGATCCGGCGATGGCCGGCGAGCTCATCGACTTCTTCAGAGACCCACCGACCGAGGTGAGAGAGCTGTGAGCTGGTTCAGCCGGAAGGACATCCCGGTGACCAAGCCGTGGATGAGAGAGCCGTTCGTGGTCAACGACAAGATCGTCGACCTGCAGACCCTGCGGGACCAGGCCGTCGAGATGCGGGACGGTGACGCCGAATACCCCTGGGAGATCGGGATGGCGCACACCATCATCGCCCTGGTCGACGAGGTCGACCGGCTGCAGATGAAGGCGAGGGAAGAGGGACGGCCGTGATCGAACCAGAACCAGTGCGGGTTCAAGCAAGGGGGCCATACCCATGCTGCTGCCTGATCATCGACGAGGACGGAGAGAACATCTGTGCCGGCACCACTACCGGCCCGGATGACCCCTTCTGCCTCTCCTGCACCACCCGGCACGCGGAAGAGCCCCGGGTGCTGGTCGGTGCTGTCCGGATCAGCCAGCGACTTCGGAGGTAGCGATGAAGGAACAAGATCTCGGACACGGCAACAAGATCATCGGCTTCGAGTCGATGGAAGAGATGCAGGCCTACATGGCCGAACAGGAGCAACAGGGGATCAAGTACTCGCTCGATGAGCAGTGGCGGATCACCTGGGGCTCACATGTGGTCCGGGTAGTCGATGAGCTGTGGATCTTCGGGGAGATCTTCACCGAGTCGCGCTACCTGGAGCTCAACGGACCGGTGATCGAAGAGGACCTGGATGAGGAGGCCCGCTACGAGCTCGATGCACTGCGCGACTCCCATGCCCGCGGCTATCGGTACGGGCGGTGGTTCTCCATCGTCGAGCCGGAGGGTGAGTATGGGTCGGCCCACGTGGTCAACCTGTGGGAGATCGACCGTAGTGACTTCGAGCGAGCTCGGGCGGCTAGGTGGGAGGTTCCTCCGGACCTGGCCTACCGGGTCGGACAAGAGGTGGGAGATGCGCTTCAGAAGAAGGAGAGGCAGCAAGAGTGATCTGGTGGCACAAGATGCTCCGCCACAAGCAGCGGAGGAACGTCCTGCCGGCGGTATGGCTGCACGGTGGACAGAGGCCAAAGCGGGTCCTGATCACGTGTTCCTGTCGGAAGAGCTGGATTCGGACGTAACCCCGCCGGAGAACGTCCGAATCAGGTACTGGGACGGCTCAGAAGCCCCCGTAGAGCTCGTTTACGAGGGCCTGGACGACTCAGGAGTCCATCAGTGGGTCGCAGTGCCATCCGCACCCGTTGCGTCCCGCTACGCCCAGATTCTGGTGGACGTGCTCCCGGCCAGGACCGGCATCCGGTTGCGCATGGAGGCCTAGTGGCCAACGACGAGCCGGGCATCCGCGATCTGATCGCGGCGATCGTGCGGATCGCGGATGCCCTGGATCGAGCGGTCGGGCTCCTGGAGGACCTGGCCGAAGCCATCGAGCTGCCCATCTACGACCAGCGACGGGGAAGGGCGGCCGAAGAAGGAGAGGAATGAAGCTCAACACGCTGAGCTGCAAGAAGGAGGGCTGCATCAACGAGTTCACTGGCGAGGACATCTCCATGTGGGAGGTGCTCTACCAGGCCCGGCAGGCCGGTTGGCTGCTCAACACCGCCGACATAGCCGAGGCCTGGTGTCCGGAGCACAACCCGATCGCGCACGCCGATCAGGAGTGGGCGGTCGGCTGCTACACCTGCGGCTGGGAGGACGACGACGAGCCGATCCTCTCCAAGAAGGAGGCCCAATCGGTCGCCTTCGAGCACGAGTGTGAAGCCGACACTTGGATCATGTCTCCGGAGCAGCTCGCCAAGAAGAGGGTCGACATCGAGGCCTACCAGGCCCGCCGATCTGCCGAGCGGGCCGCCGAACAGCTGCAGGCCGAGGAGGCCACAAAGGCCGCCCTGGAGCTGCAGAAGGAGATCGAGTCCTGGGCCAGCAACTGGCTGAGGATCCGCAACTTCCTCCTGCCCTGGAGGAAGCGACACATCAGAGAGGAATGAGATTGACCAAGAGAGCACACATCACGAGCCGGCCTGAATACCAGGTCGGCGATTCTGTTTTGGGGCTGTGTGGCAAGGAGTTCACCGTCAAGGTGCTCTGGGACGACCTGCCAGACGACAAGCCGATCTGCCGCAGATGCGTGGATGTCGCGCTGGAAGCGATGTCGGAGGCCGACGCGATCATCGAGATGGCCCGGCTGCAGCTGATGCTGGCCCAGAGTCGGATCTCGATCCTGGACCGAGCCCTGAACCCAGAAGAGTTCGCGCTGGACCGGATCGCTGAGGCCGACGAGGAGCACCAGGCCGAGCAGCAGGCCAAGGCTGAGCAGGAGGAGAAGATGCGGAAGACCACGGTCGAGGACGCCGAGCTCCCGCTGCTGCACTGCACCTGCCAGTGGGTCGACCAGGGCAACCGAGTCGAGACCGACCCCAACTGCCCCGTTCACGGGGCGCCCATCGCACCATCCGAAGGAGAAGACGCATGACCGACCAGCTCATCGAGCAGGGCACCCTGCACATCACCGACGAGACCGGGGACACCCGGATCATGTGGGACCCGCGGAACAAGGACGAGGTGGCCACCGCCCAGGCCGCCTTCGACGCCGCCAAGGCCAAGGGGATGCTGGCCTACTCGGTGGACCCGGACTCCGGGGAGCGGACCGGCCAGGTCATCCGGGAGTTCGACAAGAAGGCCGGGAAGATCATCATGATCCGGCAGCCCGTCGGTGGCTAGCTTCCAGCCCTACACGGCCAGCGCTACCTGGCCGTGGCCGACCTACACCACCGGCAGCATCTCCAGCACCACGGTCACCTGGAACCAGTGGCTCACCACCGGGACGGCCTACAGCACCACAGCCGCCACCACCTGGCAGGCCTGGAACCAGTGGCACGAGCCGGTGATGTACCAGTACCAGCGCACCGAGGAGGAGCTCCGCCGGCTGGCCGACCTGCAGCAGCAACAGCGTGAGGAGTACTCGCGCCGGCGGCTGGCCGAGCAGCAGCGGATCGAGGGAGCTCGGGCGGTGGCCAGGAGCCTGCTGGACGAGATCGTGGCGCCCACCGACTGGGTCGAGGGACTGGAGCTGATCCAGGTCCTGGGCTCGGACGGGCACCTGTACCGGATCGAGCTGCACCGGGACACCGTGCACGGCAACATCGTCCGGGTCGACGAGCACGGCTGCATCCTGGGCCGCGCCTGCATCGCCCCATCGATGCGCGCCAATGGGTTCGCCATGCCCATGGAAGACGGCTGGCTGGGGCAGTACCTGGGGCTGAAGTTCCACGCCGATGAGTTCCTGCGCCGAGCCAACTGGTCCGGCCGGCAACCCTGTCGGCAGCCGAACGTCGTGACCTTGCCGGTCGCGGCCTGATCACATCAGAAGGGAATGAGATGGATCGATTCAGTGAAGAACACGACGCCGAGTTCATGGACGCGGCGGCTGAGTACATCGAAAAGAACGGCTGGTGGCGGGGTGCGCTGATCGGGCCCAACGGCAAGCAGGCCTGCGCAGTCGGCGCGATCATCTACGGCTCTGGAATGAACCAGACCAGGTACCAGCTCGCCCCGTACGGCGCGCTGCGGACCATGGTTCACCGGGTCTCCCAGAAGGTGCTGAAGGTGCTCAACGCGGACCGGGACTTCCCCAAGGAGGCCTCGCTGGAGAACTGGAACGACGGCAAGTTGAGCTCCGGGGCCAGGGACAGGCAGGAGGTCATCGACCTGTTCCGGAAGGCGGCCAAGGTCGAGCGGGCTGGCTTCGACCCGGATCAGGGGGTCGAGCTGTGACCGAGAAGGTCATCTACCAGGTGCTGATGTGGGGGCTGGCGGTGTTGGCTGGCATCGCCGCGATCGTCACCGTGGTGCTGCTGGCTCAGACCATGGAGTACGGCCTGAAGATGATCATCCCGGCGTTCTTCACCGCGGCGGCAGCCACGGCCTGCTGCTATGGGGCCACCTACTACGGCTCCCACGTCGAGGGCCACAAGAAGGTGTTCGCCAACGAGGTCGAGCAGGAGGTGCTGGGCTTCAAGCAGCGCCGAGAGCTCAAGATCAAGCGCGGCGAGATCGTCTTCCAGCGGGCGATGATCGAGATCGAGAACGAGCGGGACAACATGATCCATCGGCAGATCGAGGCCTCCAAGGACCCCGACAAGCCACCGCACGCGACTCGGTTCGGGAACAGCCAGGAGGAGCTGCAGCACATCAAGGCGGTCGGTGCCGGTGAGTGGCTGCCGGCCAACCTGCGCGGGATCAACTCTGTGGAGGGGCTGAAGAACTGCTGCGTCATGACCATCAAGAACGAGGAGTCCCCGACTGCCATCGGGGACATCTTCGACTGCGCCTACGAGACCGCCGGCAACCGCCGGCTGATCGTGGGCACTGACGGGAGGTGGATGAGGAATCGATGACCGAAGGTGAGGAAGAGACCTACGTCGAGGCGGAACGGCTGGGCGAGGCAGAGCCGATGCCAGAGGGCTGCTTCGCCCGGATCGAGGTCTACGACCACGGGGTCCGGGTGAACCTGGCTGAGGGAATGCCCAGTGGTGACTTCGCCGACATGCTCACCGCCATCGCGGAAGCGTTCCGCGAGGGTCCGATCAGACGGGTCGAGTGACCTGGACCTGATGCCGTATCCACGAAAGGAATGAGATGAAACGACTGTTCGCAGTGGCCCTGTTGGTGCCACTGACGGGGTGCGCTGCAGCCAACGGGGCATCGTTGGGCGGTGGCGGAGGCACGCCATCGCCCACCCCGACGGGTACGCACTACACGCACTCGCCAACGCCTACGCCGACGTACCCAACCAGTACGCCGCCGACGACGCCGCCGACTACACCACCGACGACACCGCCGACAACTCCACCTACGACGCCGCCGACCTCGCCTCCGACGAGCCCACCGACGACGCCCCCAACGAGCCCGCCGACGACGCCGCCAACGACGCCGCCGACCAGCCCGCCCACACCTCCGCCTACGCACAACACGCCGCCGCCGTCACCACCGCCGACGACGCCTCCTGCGCCGCCTCCGACTGAGGTCGTCGGCGGACTGTGAGAAGGCTCCTGATCGGCCTCGTCGTGCTTGTCGTCAGCGGGTGTGGTGGGGCCGTGAAGGAAACCCCGGAGTCGGGGAGGCCGGTGCGCGATGTTGTCGCCTCCGAATCATCGGCCTCCTCGGCTCCGGCCACCACAGATCAGCCCCGGCGCCTGAGACTCGCGTGGATCGACGCTCCCGTGGTCCCGGTGAGGGAGGCGAATCGAGTGCTCACGCCTCCCGATGACCCGAGTGTGCTGGGTTGGTGGGGTCGTCCCGCTGGGTCCGACAACGGGACCACCCTGCTGGTGGGCCACACGGTCCACGATCCCCGACCCGGGTTCGTGGGCAAGCTCGATGCGCTGGAGCACGTGCCGGTGGGCACCCGGGCGTACGTCTCTGGGCACACCTATGTGGTCACCGAGAACATGGTGATCTCCAAGACCGCGCTGGCCAAGCGAGCAGTGCACCTGTTCCAGCAGGATGGACCACCCCAGCTGGTGGTGGTCACCTGCGAGGGTTACGACCCATCCACCGGCGAGTACCACGACAACGTGGTGCTGATCGCCAAGAAGGGAAGCAATCACGAGTGACTGGCTAGATCGAGAGCCCTACCAGGTCTATGACCGACGGGGCAACAAGATCAAGACGAACCGCGAGTGGGCGGCCCTGGCGGAGGACATCGAGTACAAGCGGGTGGCCGAGGACACCGTGGGGGTCTACTGGATCTCCACGGTGTGGCTCGGCCTGGACCACAACTACTTCCAGAACGGTCCTCCGCTGATCTTCGAGACCATGGTCTTCGCCAACCCCGAGACGGACGAGGAGGGGTACGGCCTAACCGAGTTCGACGTGCTCCGATACGCCACCGAGGAAGAGGCGATCGCTGGCCACAACGCCATGGTGCTGCTGGTCCGCGCCACCACCCAGGAAGAGTTCGAGCAGCCCCAGGAGGTCGAAAACGGGTCGGAAAACGGCTCAAAGTAGTGGTTTTAGTTGCATATAGTGGCTGTTTTAGCCTATAATTAAGGGGTCAGGGCGTAAGCATGCCCTGATACAGGCGAAAGGCCCTCTGCTTCGGCAGGGGGCCTTTTTGCTTGTCCACATCACATCAGAAGGAATGACATGAACATCATCATCAAGGCCACGGCCAGCGTGGCTGCCATCACCGCGATCAGCGCCGGCACCCTGGCGGTCACCGCACCCGAGGCCCAGGCGGCCAGCAACTACGACTGCATCAGCATGTCGGAGAAGGCGAATCTGCGGCTCGGCATGACCACCAAGCAGGTCAACGCCGCGACCCACGCGCACCCGTGGTTCCACATCAACGACAGCTACGAGGGCACCCGCTACGCGATGTACGCCTACAACGACTGCCGCCCGCACTCGGGCAAGGTCGTCATGGTGGCCTTCCGGGTCAAGTACGACGGCACCCAGCACCTCGCCATGACTCGCTACGTCGCGATCTGATCCCAGCACATCTGAGATCAGGGCACGGGGCCAGATCTCGACATCACATAGATAGGAATGGCATGACTCACAAGCCCAAGCCGGTGTACCTGGTCGAGCGACCTGGACCCCGACCGAACCTCACTCTGACCCCCGAAGAGGCCAGCTGGACAAAGGTCTTCTGGCGCTGGTTCGGATGGGGCGGGTTCGCAGCCTGGATGGGTTGCGGCTGGCTCTTCAACCAGGTCCTGGACAACCTCGATGGTGGGATCTGGCTTCTCACCTCCATCGGTATCTGCGTGCTGGCACTGGTCCTGACCGGCGTCATGGCCGGGATCGGCATCATGCAGGCAGACAAGGCCACAGGCCAGCGATGAGGTACCTGAAGTGGTACCTCGCCGCCGCGGCACGCGGGCTGCTGGACTTCAGCTGCTTCGTGGCCGCAGCCCTGATCGTCCGGGAGCTGAAGGGGCTCTACTGGAACCTCGTCACCTCCCGGAAGTACAAGCGTCGCTAGGCGCCCTCTGCAGTACCCGGCCCCATAGCAACTCGGCTATGGGGCCTTTCGCATGTCCACATCACATAGGAATGGGTTCCCACCATGGACGAGATCGTCATCTACCCGGAGTTCGTCGTCGGCCTGCGTCGCTACGACGACCCGGCCACCTTCCGGTTCCACATCTTCCACCCGGCCGACATCAACGGCCCGCTGCCCGGCATCCTCCAGGAGCCGTTCGGCCAGGACGGCCCGATCTACTTCGAGGTCGAGCGCAGCCAGGTCACCGAGCAGGACGCCCGGATCATCGCGGAGTGCATGCTCTCCGACGGCTACCAGGAGTACGCCTTCTTGGACCTGCCGGAGCAGTTCGCGCACTTCGTCACCCACAACATCGCGCCCATCGAGTGGCACCAGGACCTGGACGCCCGTGACCCCAAGGTGGCCGAGCGCGTTGTGATCTGGACGACGCACTCGATCCCGGCCCTGGCGGCGGCCCAGTGATCGCCGCCATCGGGGCGCTGGTGGTCGTGTCGCTCGCCAGTCTCATCATGCTCATCACACACACGTGATCCTCGGAGGCGAGGATTACCCCTGGTCAAGTCATGGTCAGGTCAGCACCAAACGGAAGGGTTCCATGAGCAAGAAGGGTTTTGACTATGCCGAGTTGGTTCTGGAGGACTGCACCGGCACGATCCACATCGTGAAGTTCGATGACGGCACCTTCATGGCGAACAAGGCAGCGGCGAACCAGGCCGCAGCCGCGTTGACATTGATCGGTATGAGCGGTCGCGAAGTCGGCCACTTCAAGAAGAACCAAGATCCACAAGATTGGCTCTCGCTCTTCCCCGACTGGTCGCACCTGGCCAGAATCACCGTCCACAAGTGTCGGCACGATGATGATGAGGTCGTGCTCCACATGCAGTGGATCTACAAGTGCTCACATCCAGCCCGCAAGGGCGCGTCGCTCAAACAGCGGCCCTACCACCATCCCGATCGGGTGAGGTAGCCACAGACCGCTGTGGCCCTCCTCCGGGGGGTCGGGGGTCATAGCCCAGCGCGCACGTCATCTTCCGGGGGGTCGATCGGCGTGCGTGTCTGGAGGGTGACCCGCACCCTGAGCAGGAAGAGAGCACATCACATGAGAGGAATCATCCGTTGACCATCACCGCAGTGGACGGCAGCGTCATCACCGTCACCATCACCTACTGCAACGAGGTCGAGTTCACGCATCACCACTCCACCGTGGGAGACGCGACCGAGGAGTACAGCAAGATGCTGGCCGAGGCCATCGAGCCGATCGGTCAGCTGGCCGAGTCTCTGCACGTCCGCAAGGTCGTGCTGGAGATCACCAAGGACGGCGAGTCTGTGCACCTGATCCACTCCGGCGTGTTCGAGTGTGACCACGTTGCTTGAGCTCGACGACGGATCAGTGCCGCAATGGTCGATCGACGTTCCTGACCACCTCCCCGAGGAGACGGTCAAGCGCGTGGTCGGTCAGTACGGCTTCATCATGACGTTCACCGATCGACGGGTCGTCTGGCCGGTGGACCTGCATGCTGCTCAGTGGATCACCACGGTTCTGGCCGTTGTGGAGACGTACCACCGAGCGAGGGATTGACGCAGTGACAAACGACGAAAGGACACACATGACCGGTGAGGAGCTCAAGAGCCGGCGACACGAGGCTGGGATGAGCCAGTCACAGCTGGCCGAGGAGATGGGGGTCTCAGCCCAGGTCGTCAGTGCCTGGGAGATCGGCCACCGCAACATCCCACCGTTCAGGTTGCCAGCCATCGAGAAGGCGCTGGCCACCTCCACGACCGCCTGGGACAGCGGCGGAATGCTTGTCCTGTCCTGGCACTAGAAAAAGCACAGGGGCCCGGGAGATGAGTTCCCGGGCCCCTGCTCATGAAAGGAATGAACCACCATCATGTCAGTAGATGCGATGCCGGCCAAGAAGGCGGCAAAGAAGGCAGTCAAGAAGGCCACCAAGGCCGCCAAGGCCACGGCGGTGACCAGGCCGTCGGGCAACGGGGTGACGACGACGCCCCTGAAGAAGCCGCAGACCACCGAGCACACGATGCCCGAGGGTCAGATCGTCATCTCCAAGATCGCCACCGAGACGGTGCGCGTTCCACTGCTCGGCACCTCCCCGCTGATCACGCACAAGTTCAGCGAGAAGGCGAAGAGGCAGATGCTGGACGCGATGCAGGGACGCAAGTCCCCCAAGGAGCCCAAGAACCCAGAGGCCGAGTACGAGGCAGCGGCCTACCGGCTCGACGACGGGGGCTATGGCATCCCGGCCATCGCCTTCAAGTCCGCCACCGTCTCCGCCGCCAGGTTCTTCGGCAAGTCGGTGACGATGGTTGGTCTGCGCCAGACGGTTTTCATTGGTGGCGAGTTCTCCAAGGGCGAGGGGATGATGCTGGCTCGCATCTCAGGCACGCCGGAGATGCGCGAGGACGTGGTCAGGGTTGGAAACGGTGGCACCGACCTCCGCTACCGGCCCTGCTGGCAGGAGTGGGAGACCACGTTGGATGTCACCTACGTCAAGTCAATGTTGACCAGGGATTCGGTCCTCAGTCTCATCGAGGCCGGCGGCCTCGGTGTGGGTGTCGGTGAGTGGCGTCCGGAGAGGCGCGGCGAATACGGCACCTATTGCATCAATCCGGCCAAGCAAGTCGAGGTCATCAGCTAGGCAGGCATGTCGTGGCGGCGCTTGGTAGGGCCAGGAACGTTATGGCTTGAACATGGCGCGGCGGGGCAGGCAAGAACCACCCGGGGGCAGGACGGCCAGGGAACCCACCTGCCCCCGGGTCCTCGACGCGGTCCCACGGGGCGCGGCCGGGTAAGTGCTGCTTGGATGGGCTTGGCAGGCGCGGCAAGGCATCCTCTGGGTCGTCCCGGCGAGGGCGTCATCGCACGGCAGGGCAGGCTAGGCCCGGCTAGGCACGGCGCGGCAAGGCGAGGCCTGGCATGGCTGGGCAGGCTCAGCGGGTCTGGTCATGGGCGACGCGGCATTCTAGGCAGTGCTCGGCAGGCCCGGCTTGGTGACGCTTGGCAAGGCTTGGTCGGCGGGGCAGGCAAGGCGGCCCTTGGCTAGGCCCGGCTAGGCACGGCACGGCAGGCACGGCTGTCTTCGCCCGGCACGGTGAGGCGGAGCGTGGTTGGGCCTGACCTGGCAGGCAGGGTTCGACCGTTCATGGTCGGGTCGGTCTCGGCATGGTTAGGCAGGTTCGGCCAGGGACGGTCCGGATCGGCATGGTCAGGCAGGCTAGGCATGGATGACCCGTCATTCAGCGCTCGGCGTCTCGGGGCATGGCAGGCTAGGCAAGACCAGGCATCACGGGACAAGTCGGTACGTGGCCCCACGTGGCAGGCGCGGCTAGCTCGGGTAAGGCAATCACGGCTTGGCTGCGTGGCAGGTTAGGCAAGGACCGGCAGGGTATCCGTGGTCCGGATGGCGAAGCGCGGCAGGCTAGGCGGGGCGGCCGATGGCGCGGCTAGGTCGGTTTCGCAGCGGCATGGCGGAGCGCGGCAGGCAGGGCAGAACAAGGCTGTCAGTGTCTAGGGTGGGCGGGACAGGGCAGGCAGGGTCAAGTGGCTCGGGTGGCCGGTTCCGGCACTACTAGGCATGGCGGAGCACGGCAGGCATGGCTCACCAGGACTTGGCTTGGGCGGTGTGGCAGGCAAGGCGTCACATGGCACTGCGTAGCTTGGGCCGGTCCGACCCGGTGTGGTACGACGAGGCAGGCTTGGCACGGCCGGACAAGTTGGGCATCGGTGTGTCTTGTCTCGGCAGGCGCCCCGTGGCTCGGTGAGGTTCGACGGTCATGGCTGGGCAGGCGCGGTTCGGATGGGCACCTTGGCTCCGATAGGTGTGGTTCGTTCTGGTGCGGCAGGCCAGGCAGATCAGGTCTTGCTCCGGCAGGACATGGCAGTCCCGGCTTGGCTACCGACGGCGAGGCCCGACTAGGTGCGGCAGGCGAGGTTGGGTTCGGTTGGCTCAACGGTGCTGGGCGTGGTGAGTCATGGCAGGTGTGCCAGGGCTCGGATAACGGGGCAGTTGGGTGGCATGGCCGATCACGGCAGGCCAGGCATCACATGGCGTATCAGGGTTAGGTACTTCTTGTCAGCGTCGGGGACGGCGCGGCCCGGCCCGGCAGGCATGGATGGGCTTGGATTGCTGGTCTTGGCGTGTGTGACAGTGTCCGGCGTGGCAGGCATGGACGGTCTTGGTTTGGACGGCGCTCTCCGGCAGTACGTGGCAGGCATGGCACCGTTGGCAGGGCCCGAGTAGGTAGGGCGTGCGGACGGCGTGGCGAGGTCTCTCCGGTCACGGCAGGCAAGGCACGGGTGGTCCAGAGGGATGGCACCGCTCGGCTTGGTCGGCATGGCAGGCGGGGCAACACCTGGTGTGACGAGGTAACTCAAGTCCAGACCAGGCAGGGCGAGGCAGGCCCGGTACGGGATCCGGTCATGCCAAGGCTTGGCGAGGCAGGCTCGTTGGGTCTGGGTGGGCACGCGCATGTCCAGGCACGGCAGGCTGGGCGATTCGGTCTCGGTCAGTCCCATTGAGTCGAGGCCAGGCACGGCAGGCGGGGCATCACAGGGCTATCTGCGACTAGGCGCGGGATCGCCGGACTTGGCCAGGCATGGCAGGCATGGCATTCACGTCACGGCCCGGTGCAGCGGTGCTTGGGAACCGGGGCAGGGCAGGCATGGCTCGTCGAGGTGGCCGTCGGCAGGTCATCACTGGGTAGTCCAGGCCCGTCTTGGAGTGCAAGGCAAGTCTCGGCAGGCATGGCATCGCGTGTCCCATTGGTCGGCGCAAGGCGAGTCCCGGTTGGGCAGGCGCTGAGCGGCAAGGCTTACTGCGGCGTTCAAGGCTGGGTTGGCCTGGCAGGCAGGGTGCTCCCTGGCTTGGGTAGGTGTGCCAAGGCAGTACAGGGCAGCACAGGGCAGGCGTGGTGAGTTTGACACGGCGGGGATGGCTGAATCCGGCGCGGCAGGCTCTGCCGGTCGTGGCAAGGCAATCACGGCACGACCCGGCGCGGCAGGCTGGTTTAGGCGGGACGTGGTCGGCGCGGTCGATCGGTGCGTCGAGGACGACGGGGCATGGCAGGCATGGTGCAGCTCGGATGGTGGGCTTGGCGGATTCGTCACGGCAAGACAGGGCAGGCATGGCCGTCTGGGTCTTGGCTTGTGGGGGCAAGACGGGGCAGGCAAGGAACGGCTCGATGGGCAAGCCCGGGCTAGGCGTACTCGGCAGGGCAGGCAAGGCGTTCTTGGTAAAGCGACTCATGGGTAGTCGGGGCGGATCTTGGCAGGCAAGGCCAGGTGCTCGCGGTCCCGCTAGGCCTGGCAGGCATGGCAAGCAGGACTTGGGTCGTCGGGACAGGGAACGGATGGCATGGCAGGCAAGGCAAGGCCGCATCTGGGTTGGTAGGGCTAGGTCCAGCGTGGCCACACACATGAAAGGAATGAGATGAGTGATCTGAAGACAGAGCTCCTCAGGATCCGAGAGGAGCGGGGCAAGCTGACGCCGGCCATCGTGCTGGCCGAGGCGACGGACCCGGAGCACCCGCTGCACGACAAGTTCGAGTGGGACGACTCGGTGGCGGCCGAGAAGTACCGGCTGGCCCAGGCGGCACAGCTGCTGCGAGTCACGTTTCGGCAGACCGCCGAGAGCGGAGAGGTGGCTAACCTGAGGCACTTCTGGGTGATCAAGGGGACCGAGAAGGACTCAGAGAGCCAGTACGTACCGATCGAAGAGGTCATCGTCGACCCGATCTCGCGCAACATCATGCTGCGGCAGATGTTCCGGGAGTGGAAGCGGTTCAAGGCGCGGTACGCGCACTACGAGGAGTTCTCCAGGATGGTCCTGGACGACCCGGACATGGTCGACCCGGATGAGGAGTTCGGGGAGAAGAACGGCTCCGAGGACTGATGTGGGCTGGTACGTCGCATGCGAGACCTGCGGGTCTGATGTCTACATGACCTCGGGCCGGCCGATCAGCCGGCACCGCACTCCGGACGGGCCCTGGTGCATCGAGGGTCCGGTACTGAAGGAACCTGCAGAGCTGATGGCTCTGATGGAAGGAATGAGATCAGATGAATCAGAAGAAGGGCAGGACGGTCCAGGAGACCGCCAGTCTGCATGAAAAGGCCGTTCAGGCCGTCGCCAGCGGTGAGGTGGACCCAACCCCCACCCAGGAGCGGAAGAAGCCTCAGAAGCGCTCTGGGGACCTACGGCACGTCAAGGTGATGCCGGCCATCTGGGCCAAGGCTCAGGAGGTACTGGGCAACGGCCACGGCTACACCAAGATCGAGGTCATCTCCGAGCAGGAGGTGATCGTCCGGTGACCGGCCCATCGGAGGTCGAGCCCCGGGACATGATGACCGGGATCACCAACGTCGGGGAGGGCTGGCGACCGCTGGTCCGAGACCTGGAGACGGAGCTGACCGCGCTGGTTCCCGACTACAGCCTGCAGCAGGTCAAGGAGAAGTTCGGTGGGCTGCGCTACTACGCGGCCGTGCCCAACGCCACCCCGGCGGAGCTGGTCTCCCAGTTCCATGCTCGGATCAGCGCTGCGGAGACCGAGTCGTTCAAGATCTGCGAGGTGTGTGGGGATGACGGGTTCCCGGACTACGACGGCGGCTACTGGATCAAGACGCTGTGCGTAGTCCACCACGCCGAGCGGGTGACCAAGCGGGCGGAGGAGAGCCGGTGATCTGGCTGCTGGTCACGGCCGCGTTCGTGGTGATCGTGACGATAGGAGTTCGCCCGTGATCTGCTTCTACTCCACCTGTACCAAGCAGGCCGACGATCAGGTCGAGACCAGGCCGATGTGCGCCGAGCACGCGCTGGCCTTCAAGGCAGCGCTGGGCACCATCCAGGCCGACATCAGGAACCGCAACCAGCGGCGGGTCCTGACCGAGCGCAAGGTGCCCAACCGGGACGCCCACGCAGTGGCCCGGGTGGCTCGGGCCTCCAGACCGAGAACGCCCATCTACAAGGCCTATGGCACCGAGCTGCTCGCCGGTGCCTGGGAACTAGGAAAGAACGGGAGGCACTGATGCCCACTGGCTACGAAGTGCAGATGTACCAGGACATCAACCAGATCGCCCGGCACCTGAACCGGATCGCCAACTGCATGGAGGCGGAGGAGAAGCGCCGCCGCACACCACGGAGGTAGATCATGTCCCGCGCTCTCGTTACGTGCCTCGCGCTGGTTGCGCTCGCCGGGTGCTATCGGGAGCGCGTGGTCTACGTCACGCCGACGTACGTCGCGCCCCCCCAGACCGCAGCGGTTCGCGACGATGAAGATCCAATCTGCATCGACACGTTCCAGCCCGCGCTCGCGCCG